GAACTCTAGCAACTATATCTTAACTGCTAGTAATAACTTAATAAATAAAGTTAAAGAGAATGATGAGAACTCTAGCAACTATATCTTAACCTCCAGTAATAACCTTATAAACAAAGTTAGAGAGAATGATGAGAACTCTAGCAACTATATCCAGACCACTAGCAATAACTTAATAAACAAAGTTAGAGAGAATGATGAGAACTCTAGCAACTATATCCAGACCACTAGCAATAACTTAATAAACAAAGTTAGAGAGAATGACGAGAACAGCAGTAATTACATCCAGACCACTAGCAATAACTTAATAAACAAAGTGAAAGAAAACGATGAGAACTCTAGCAACTATATCTTAACCTCTAGTAATAACTTAATAAACAAGGTTAAAGAGAATGACGAGAACTCTAGTAATTATATCTTAACTGCTAGCAATAATCTTATAAACAAAGTTAAAGAGAATGATGAGAACAGCAGTAATTACATCTTAACTGCTAGCAATAATCTTATAAACAAAGTTAAAGAGAATGATGAGAACTCTAGCAACTATATATCAATAGCCAGTAAGAATGCTAGCAACTATATCTTAACTGCTAGCAATAACTTAATAAACAAAGTTAGAGAGAATGATGAGAACTCTAGCAACTATATCTTAACTGCTAGCAATAACTTAATAAACAAAGTTAGAGAGAATGATGAGAACTCTAGCAACTATATCTTAACTGCTAGCAATAATCTTATAAACAAGGTTAGAGAGAATGACGAGAACTCTAGTAATTACATAGAAATAGCAAGTAAGAACTCTAGTAATTACATTCTAACTGCTAGCAATAACTTAATAAACAAAGTTAAAGAGAATGATGAGAACTCTAGCAACTATATCTTAACTGCTAGCAATAACTTAATAAACAAAGTTAAAGAGAATGACGAGAACTCTAGCAACTACATTCTAACTGCTAGCAATAATCTTATAGCCAAAGTTAGAGAAAACGATGAGAACTCTAGCAATTACATTTTATCTACTAACAATCTCATATCACAGCGTATTACCGATTTAACAACTGATATGATAACAGAGGTTGTAAGTGCTAACAATAAGTTTATAGTGAATAATAGGTATAATAATAGTTTAGAGGTTAATGGCTCTTTAACTATCAATTCTAATTTAATAGTGCTAGGTGATAGCACGCAACTTGATACCATCGTATATAGCACCGAGAGGCTGGAGGTGGTGAATGCTAACAATACCACAACGGCTTTAATGATACAGCAGAATAGCCCTAATAGTGATATCTTTGTTGCTTCTAATATGAACGCAGCGGTCTTTAGAATTGCTAATAATGGAGATGTTCTTATATCAGGGATTTATAAAAGAAATAATAGAGATGTTATCCTTGATACTAGCAATTACATCTTAACGGCTAGCAATAACCTTATAAATAAAGTTAGAGAGAATGACGAGAATGCTAGCAATTACATAGCAATAGCAAGTAAGAACGCTAGTAATTATATCTTAACGGCTAGCAATAACCTTATAAATAAAGTTAGAGAGAATGACGAGAATGCTAGCAACTATATCTTAACTGCTAGTAATAACTTAATAAACAAAGTTAGAGAAAACGATGAGAACTCTAGTAATTACATCTTAACTGCTAGTAATAACTTAATAAATAAGGTTAGAGAAAACGATGAGAATGCTAGCAACTATATCCTAACGGCTAGTAATAACTTAATAAACAAAGTTAGAGAAAACGATGAGAACTCTAGTAATTACATAGCAATAGCAAGTGAGAATGCTAGCAACTATATCCTAACGGCTAGTAATAACCTTATAAACAAAGTTAGAGAAAACGATGAGAACTCTAGTAATTACATAGCAATAGCAAGTGAGAATGCTAGCAACTATATCCTAACGGCTAGTAATAACTTAATAAATAAGGTTAGAGAAAACGATGAGAATGCTAGCAACTATATCTTAACTGCTAGTAATAACTTAATAAATAAGGTTAGAGAAAACGATGAGAATGCTAGCAACTATATCCTAACGGCTAGTAATAACTTGATAAACAAAGTTAGAGAAAACGATGAGAACTCCAGTAATTACATCTTAACGGCTAGCAATAACTTAATAAACAAAGTTAGAGAGAATGATGAGAACTCCAGTAATTACATAGCAATAGCAAGTGAGAATGCTAGCAACTATATCTTAAAGGCTAGCAATAACTTAATAAACAAAGTTAGAGAGAACGACGAGAACTCCAGCAATTACATAGCAATAGCAAGTGAGAATGCTAGCAACTATATCCTAACGGCTAGTAATAACCTTATAAACAAAGTTAGAGAAAACGATGAGAACTCCAGTAATTACATAGCAATAGCAAGTGAGAATGCTAGCAACTATATCCTAACTGCTAGTAATAATATTATAAACAAAGTTAGAGAGAACGACGAGAACTCCAGCAATTACATAGCAATAGCAAGTGAGAATGCTAGCAACTATATCTTAACTGCTAGTAATAACCTTATAAACAAAGTTAGAGAAAACGATGAGAACTCTAGTAATTACATAGCAATAGCAAGTGAGAATGCTAGCAACTATATCCTAACGGCTAGCAATAACCTTATAAATAAAGTTAGAGAGAATGATGAGAACTCCAGTAATTACATAGCAATAGCCAGTAAGAATGCTAGCAACTATATCTTAACTTCTAGCAACAACCTTATAAACAAAGTTAGAGAGAATGACGAGAACTCTAGCAACTATATCTTAACTTCTAGCAATAACTTAATAAACAAAGTTAGAGAGAATGACGAGAACTCCAGCAATTATGTTATTACTTCTAGCAATAACCTTATAAATAAAGTTAGAGAGAATGACGAGAACTCCAGCAATTATGTTATTACTGCTAGTAATAACTTAATAAACAAAGTTAAAGAGAATGATGAGAACTCCAGTAATTACATAGCAATAGCAAGTGAAAATGCTAGCAATTATGTTCTTACTGCTAGCAACAATCTTATAAATAAAGTTAGAGAGAATGATGAGAACTCCAGTAATTATGTTGGGACGACGAGCAACCTCATATCACAGCGGATAACTGATTTAAGGACTGATATGATTACTGAGGATGTTAGCGGCGCCAATAAATTTATAGTGAATAATATCTATAATAATAACTTAGAGGTGAATGGCTCTTTAACTATCAATTCCAATTTAATAGTTCTTGGTGATACCACACGGCTAGATACCATCGCATATACTACTGAGAGGCTTGAGGTTGTGAATGCTAATATAACCACGACGGCTTTTATGGTTCAACAAAAGACCACCGACCGAGACATCTTTGTTGCTTCTAATATGAATGTTGCGGTTTTTAGAATTGCTAATAATGGCGATGTTGATATTACTGGAAATGGTAGCAGCGGCGTCTATAAAAGAAATAATAGAGATGTTATTTGGGATACTAGTAATTATGTGATGAATGCTAGCAATATGCTAATATCCAAGATGCGTGAGAATGACGACAATAGTAGCAATTATGTATCGGCAATTAACAATAACTTAATTAACCAGATAACAGAACTTAACAATACACAAAATACCTTTGTGATATTAGCGAGTTCAAACTTAGGCGAGGGTTTAACAGATGTCGTATTAAAAATGACTGCGAATGACAGGAACGCCAGTAATTATGTGCTAGCGACCAGTAATATAATACAGCGCCGAATAAACGAGATAACGACTGACAAGATTGTTGAGGGGGTGAAGAATAAGTTTATAATAGAAGATAGGTATAATAGTAATCTAGAGGTTAATGGGCGGCTGGTTGTGAATTCCAATCTAATTGTGAATAGTTTGGCGACTATGCGTAATAGCCTAGATATTACAGGGAATGTTAATTTTACTGGCGAATTATATAAAAATGGTATGTTATATCCCAACGGCAAAACATATACGGGCAGTTCGTCTATATTGTCTCAATTCAGTCCTATACAAACGCAATTCACTATGTATAAGAATGTCGTTGAGAAGTCGGGGAGCGGCTGGCAATTTATTGACAATAACATTAATGTCGTTGATGACAAGGTTCAGGGTTTCTGTGTTCGCATTAAGCCCAACCATTATTCTTCAAAAATACTGATAAATTTAAATTGTCATATAGGTATTGACTATGGGACTGACGCAAGATGGTGGGGACTTAGGCTATATCGTAAGATTGGCGAGGCGGGTGTCTGGGAACATATAACGGATGCTGATGGGACGGGCAGCGTCAGCGGCGGGACTTCTTGCTGGCTCTCGCACAATCTCGGTGCCGAAACTAGCAGTTCTTCGTATTTTATAGCGAATATAACAGGTGCCTATTATGATATACCGCTTATATCCACGGCAGAAGCCATAGCAGCAGGTGCTGCAGCCTCGTTCGTCTATTATACTGTGAAATGGTGCTCGCTGCTTGGCGACAATACGCAGGACGGCAAGTTATACTTGAATAGACCGGCGGTAATAAACGCCTTAAATGCTCCTATTGTTTCGTCTTCGTGGAATGTTAGCGAAATCTGGCAATTAGAGACATCGTATTTCCCTAAAGGCGGGATAGTCACTAAATATACGCCGACGCAAACGCAGTTCAGCATCTACAAGGATGTTGTAGAGAAGACAGGCGGCGGCTGGGAGTTTATTGATAACAACATTAGTATCATCAATAACAATATTCAGGGCTTTTGTGTTCGCATAATGCCTAACCATTATACCTCAAAAATATTGATAAATCTAAATTGTCATATAGGTATTGACTATGGGACTGATGCTAGATGGTGGGGGCTCCGGCTATATCGTAAGATTGGCGAAGCAGGGGCTTGGGAACACATAACGGATGCCGACGGGACGGCTAGCGGCGGCAGCGGTGCGACAGGGACTACTTGCTGGCTCTCGCACAATCTCGGTGCGGAGGCTAGCACCTACTCGTATTTTATAGCGAATGTCTCTGGTGCCTATTATGATACACCGAATGTTATGGATACATTTGTGTATTATACGGCTATGTGGTGCTCCCAGTTAGGGGATATGTCGCAGAACGGCAAGTTATACTTGAATAGACCAGCGACCTATAATACCGCTAATACGGCTAACACCGCTGTCCTCTCGTCTTCGTGGAACGCCCAAGAAATCTGGCAAAGAGAGACGACCTTTATTCCTAAGAATGCCGTCATTTGTCAAAATATGTCAATACAGACGCTCTTTAATATTTATAGGAATATTGTGGTTAAATCAGGAGGCGGCTGGCAATTTATTGACAATAACACTAGTATAATCGGCGACAAAATACAGGGGTTCTGTGTGCGTATCAAGCCTACCCACATCTCCTCAAAGGTGCTCGTCCATCTCTCGTGTCATATAGGTATTGATTACGGGACTGACGCCAGATGGTGGGGGCTGCGGCTATATCGTAAGATTGGCGAAGCGGGTGCTTGGACGCATATAACAGGGGCTGACGGTAATAACCTAATAGACAACAAAGGGACATCTTGCTGGCTGTCGCATAATCTTGGGGCGGAGGCTAGCACATCTTCGTATTTTGTCGCGAACATATCTGGCTCATTCTTTGATTTGCCTGCGACATCCACCGAGTTCGTCTATTATACGGCGATGTGGTGTTCCCAGTTAGGCGACAATACGCAGGACGGCAAGATATATTTAAACAGACCTGCGACATACAACGAAGATAATAGTGCGGTCTTGTCGTCTTCTTGGAACGCACAAGAAATCTGGCAATTAGGGACGCCCTACGAGCCTACAGAGTATTCTATTATAAACATTTTTAATAATAATAATGTAGGCATAGGCACCACGAACCCCGTATGTAAATTAGATGTGAATGGGACGATTAATGCCGTCAATTACTCCACAATAAGTGATAGGCGATATAAAAAGGATATAAGGGATTTGGATAGTTCCCTAGAGTTGATTAATAGGCTGTCGCCGGTATCCTATTTAACAATAAACCAGACCGAAGGGGATAGACGGAATTACGGGTTTATCGCTCAAGATTTACACAAAGTGATACCTGAGGCTGTTAATGTGCCTGTGAATGATAGCAACAATTATACGATAGAATATATGTCGCTAATCCCGCTATTAACGAAGTCTATCCAAGATTTAACGGAGACTGTAGGGTGGCAACAAAAGACGATAGACGATTTAACTGCGAGGCTAGACGATTTAACTGCGAGGCTAGACCGCCATAACTTAGTATAGCGAAGCCTTATATAGATATCTAGGAGGTATCTTTATTATTTTTATTATTATAGTATTATTATAGTAGGATAATATGACAGATAATATTGTAATTGCTAGAACAGCGTCTAAGATATCGCCGAATTTGACTTTCAAGGTGGAGAAGTTGCTGTCTAAGACCGAGGCTCTCGTGCTATTATGTAGTAAAGCGAGCGGCTATTGGTCTATGGTTAAGTTCGCCTTCAATATACCATTAGTTTTAACATCATCTGCTATGTGTATCATCAACAGTATAAGTGAGGACGCCAACGAAGTTAAGATACCTAATATCGTTGTGAATGCTATTAGCGTTCTTATTATATCGCTTAATAACAGCATTAAGGCTAGCGAAAAATGCGATTTATTCAAGCGATTAGGGCAGCAGTTCCTATTACTTGCGGGACAGATTGAGAATGACGACGAAATAGACGACCACGAGTTCAGTCTGCTAGCATTAAAATATGAGAACCTCATAAACGACATATTATTTGAGGAAATACCAAACAGATATAAGATGCAAGTCGTAGAAAGTTTTAAAGACAGGCACCTGCCTCTACAACTTAACGGCACCATAGGTAATAACAAGTCCTTCACGACACCACCTAATAGTGCTGAGATTGTTATGAGACAACAGAACGCTATGAATACGGCGAACCCTTAATAGATGCGTGTATATTATTTATTATTCATATTCATTCATCATTCATCATTATCATTATCATCATATATATTATAATTGTCATTATCTTTGCTATTATAATCATCATCCTTCTCTTCATTTTTATAAGCATCCGTTATGTTCCCTGTGTCGCCGTCTCCTCCGCCAGCACCTCCAGCAGCACCTCCAGCAGCATCATCGTCGCCTCCGTCGCCTCTAGCATCTTCCTTGTCCTCATTATAGGCATCTTTAATACCAGCCGCTTTCATCTGTCGGCGTATTTCGTGCTGTTCTACATCTAAGTCCTCATTCTGTTTTAATTTCGTTATTTTGTATTCCTCTCGTTTTTTATTAAGGAAGACTGTGATTTCTTCGGGACTTAGGAACTTGTTATAGTCGCCTTCTAAATAATCTTTTAAATATTCATAGAGTTTGTCAGCCTTATCTGCTATAAATTTCTTAGGGATATTCTCAACTCCTAATAAATCAGGGCTATTCAAGGCATTCGCTATAACCGCTAAATTAACAATCTTCACTATATCGGCGTCATCATCATTATAACTTTTATTTAAATTATAGAGATGCTTAGACATCTTCTTAATATCTTTAATGGATTTCATAACTTTCTCTTGTAATACCTCGTTGCCGTTGCCGCTGCCGCTGCTACCGCTGCCGCCGCTTACATAAAGTATCTTACAGATATTAAGTAATATTTCCTTGTAATTGATATGCTCGCAATTTAAAAAATCGCCACTTATATTATTCTTTATATTCTTAAGTCTCTTGATATTGTCGGTAATAGAGTTCTTAACGGCATCAATATTGTAGTTCTTAATATTGTCTATTAAAATACTAGGCAATAGTGGAGATTTGTCTCGCATCTCTTCTAGCCACTCATCAACCCCATAATTTTTAAAGTTATATACAAAGGGTTTCTTGATAACATACTTGATATCTTTCACCTTATCCCTTACTTCATTAGCGTATATGTCAGCGTCGTCGCTATCATCATTACCCTTTGCTACAGCCTTGCCTTTCTTGGCTTTAGGTGGCGTATATCTGGTATCCCGCTCCTTGTTGTTTAGATTAACTTTAGAATAGTGCTCTTTTAATTTTATAATCTCGCTATCAAAATCTGCGGTGTCATTAAAGTTAGCCTCAAGTTTTCGCAAGCAGCAGCCTTGTATATATTTGTGTATCTTCTCATATTTAGAGTTATTATTAGGTGTCATAAGTAATTTGTCTATGTAATACTGTTCTTCGTCAGTATATCTATGTTTATCCACAGAGCACCTATTCTTCGCATCCATATTCTTCTTAGTTAGCAGTTCATTCAATATGGCTTCGCCCTTGTCCTTATATGCGTTTTTAATAATATTGGAGAGGGTCTTTTGTAATGCCTCGGTATTTATCATATATTCGTTGTCGTCGCTGCCGCCGCTGCCGCCGCTTAATTTAAAGTGGTCTGTTATAACCTCTATAATATAATATAGGAGCCCCTTGCTATTAAGCGTGTCAATATGCCTAGGGTTTAAGAAGTTAGCATTTAAAGTTATGTTGTTTTTTAATATGTTTTCTTGAGTATCTACAACCCAGAAGCAGATTGCCTCGTAAAATATAGAGTTGATTGCGGCTACAAACTCTTTATTGGCGGTCTTAACTATTTCTATATGTGCCTTGTCTATAAAATCCTCGGCGACCGCCTTCTTTATATCCTCATACCATTTGTGGCGTTTATCTAGATTGTTCTTATTATAAGTTAGGCATAACTCTAAGTATAGAGGCTGCCTTTCGGCATATTTCTTGGCTGATTTCTTAGTATCGTCAATATTCATCTTTAATTTTTTCAATTTCTTTAAGTATATTTCATAGCGTGTTATTGTTAAGATGCTACTATATTTTTTAAATATGTGGTTAGACAGGGCGTCATAGTCAATATCAACATTCGCTATATCATTAACCTTCTTAATCAACTCTAGAATTATTCTTAAAATCTCTATAAATCCCTTCTCATTCCTAAAGTGAATGTTTGCGATATACCTGTTTATGTCATAGTTGTTATTGATGGCGTTGACGGCACCTCCGCTTACTCCGCCATCACCTCCGTTGTCGCCACCTCCGTTGTCGCCACCTCCGTCCCCGTTAGCAATTCCCTTGTTTTCATCATCAATAATATCGTCGTCATCTTGTAGCCCCTCGTAGTTGTCTATGTCGTTTCCATCGCTAATCGCCTTGTTTTCCCGCTTAGATATAACATACTTCTTTCCGTCCTTGTCGTAATCAAAGATGTGCTCTCGTGAATACACAAAGTCCCGTCTAACTGCTTCGCAGCCTTCTTTAATATCCCCTAGATTTGCCTCAGCCTCTAATATATCGTTGATAGTCTCTAGAGCATTATCAGTATTGATAGTTTTAATTGTCAATTTAACTTCCTCTATTATCTCCTCAATAGTAATAGCATTCTGGTTTATCTGCTGTATGATATCATAAACATTATAGTTCTTCAAAGCGATAACCTCGCTCTGTATGATGTCGCTTTTGTATTTCAATATAATATCCTTCGTCTTCTCTAGAAATGACTTCACCTGCGGAGACAGATTGATGACTTTTAATACCTTCTCAATATTATCATAGAATGTTAGTTTCTTAGCAATTAATACAGGTGCTCTAATTTTAAATGGTCGCTGAGCGCCGCTCTTGCGTTCCTTCTCGTCCTTTATAATAGAATACAAGGCGTCTGTTAAGATTGTTAAATCTTTCTCGGTTATGAAGTCCAAGGAATAGTCGTATTTTTTAAATATATTATTGATATTACTGTAGTCAAGATAAAACGCCTCCTTATTACTATTAATCTCCTTAATAATCATCGCAATATCCGGACGGGTATTCTTAATTAGGTCGCAAATGTCCGCCTCAGCCGCTCCCACCGGCTTATAGTTCGTATTAACGCTGTTTAATAGATGCGATGCTATCTTAGCATACATATAGTCATTTACAGTTGCTGTAGGTATCTTGTAATAGGCACCTAGTATAGGAAGGGCGATACCCGCACCGCTTTCAGCATCATCTCCAGTATCATTAATATTATAAATATTCTCAACCTTATCTACGCTAGCACATTTAATAACCGGATAATCCTTGACGATTTGGTGATATTTAGGGAAATCTTTCTCGGCGGCAGCGTCAGCGGCGTCGCTAATAATTATAGAGGTATTATGTGTCGGCTTTAGCCGTATCTTAGTAGATTTTCTATCATACGAGACGCTGAACTTACGCTTCGTATATTCACGAAGGTCATCTTTGTTATTGTATCTGGTTATGAAGTTATATACGGCGTCTTTAGGGTCGCCGCTGTCGCCGCTGTCGCCGCTGTCGCCGTCGCCATCGTCTCCTCCGCTACCATCTCCGTCGTCTCCGTAATTTTCTAATTCACCTTCGGCAGCAAAGATATAGTTAGAATAATCTTCTATTTTACCCTTCTTACTCTCACTATTTGCTAGTATCTCATAGAATAGGTTCCTTAGCAGGTTAGATTTCTTCTTGTCATTAAAAAAAACATATAGGCTATTATATATTTCTTCCTTATCCAAAGCAATAAACGAAGGGTTAATCCGGCTCATCTCTTCAAAACTGAGTATCTCGGTATATTCAATATCGTCTAGTTCTTCGTCTAAATATTCTATATCCATATTCATTACGAACTTATATGTTCCTATTTACTACAATAATATATATTATTATTAGATAAAAAGAATAAAGAGAATTATAAAGGGCATATAAGGAGAAGCCGAAGGCGGTATCTAAATATTGTCAATAGCAAACTTCACCCAATCGTTTTTAATCTTGGATAGTTCTTCGGCAATTATCGCACAGTTATCGTCTAGGAATGCGGAGAATATCTTAGGACTAATGGCGTCTCCGCTAGCGGTGCTGCTGACATCTTCTAGAGATATCCTCAAAATCATCAAGGATTTTAGCGGATGCGGGCAGATATAGCCGATATAGGTGCACGATATTTTGTCCTTGTATTTGTTATTTTCTCTAATAAAATGATTGTGAATATAGGATTGTATAATATTACCGAGCGTGTCGTCTTCATCCTCTATGATGAACTCGTAAGTTCCTGCGATATCTTGGAATTGCTGTATTTTAACCTTTGTAGGAGCGGCGGTAGCGGCGGCTGCCTGTTCGTTATTCAATTCACGCCGAAGCAACTCTAGTTTGCCTATAATGATATCTAGCGATTTAGAAACGAGGTATTTGGGACCGATATTGTGGTTTATGCTTTCAATATCAAACTTGAACCGCACAGCATCGCCATATTTGTTTTTGTAATACGAGCGTTCCTTGTCTAGAATATTGGTCTTCTTGTCGGCTTCTTTGGGGTCTTGAATATACGAGAAGTTAGAGAGCGATACCGGATTAAACGAAGCATTATCACGCCCTGTCCGCTTAACCACCTTCGCTTTAAAATGTAGATGTTCGCCGGTTCTCAGCCGTGTAATTAAGATATGGTCGCCGGATATCTTGTTGGCTGGGAAGATGCTGCCGAGTTCCTCTTTGGTGATATTAGTAGTATTGCGGGTCGCTGTTTCACGGGTTGCCGTAATATCGCTAGTGCGGACATCTAGCGTCTTGTTGGTGGTATTCTTGACATTCAATTCAATATGAATGCTGTTATCTTTGTAATCGTCTATTTCCTCTTCTTTAAGACAGATAGGGATGAGACCGATGCGATGAATAATAATCTCGTTATGGAGTGCTCCGTTGTTTATTAAGATATCCACACTAGGGTCGTCGTTCTCTAGTTTTTCCCCGATGATACCTGGAATAGGGATGTCGGTTAATATAACACGGCGAATTCCATTAATAATAGCGAGGTCAATATTATTTATTTCAAAACTAGAACATCCTGAGGGTTCGTCGTAGTTGTAATTCTGGAATGTAGGCATATTCTATACTAACTATATTATATCTATCTTATATATCATTTTTTAATATATTACAAAAAAGAATATGATGTTAAATTATTATTTATATATTTATATATTTATATATTTATTACATTTAACGGCGACGAGCAGGGGAAGCAGCACGGCGACGAGCAGGGGAAGCAGCACGGCGACGACGAACAACACGGGGCTTGCGTCGTCCTCCTTCCTGCTCCTGTTCCACTTCCTGCTCTTCTACTTGCTCTTCCATTTCTTCATAGCCACCATAAGACATACGACCACGGGAACCGAAAAGGGGCTTCTTGGCTACCGCTTTAGGCGCTTTCGCCTTCTTCGCCACCGGCTTCCTATAAACGAAACGACGACCGCCCTCCATACCAACGGGTCCGGTAGTGCCCACAGGGGGCATAGCAGCCATAGCAGCCATAGCAGCCATAGCCTTCTTCTTATCCGCACCATCGCCAGCACCACCCTCAGCAGTAACCATATTATTTAATTCAGCGAAGAAACCACCCATAAACTTCATAGGAGTTCTGCGAACAACACGGCGCTTAGGTTTAGCCGCAGCCGCCTTACGGACAACGCCAGTAGGCTTACGGACAGCCTTCGCAGCCTTCTTCACCCGCTTCACACGCTTCACACGCTTCTTTCCCCCATTCATAGCCTCTTGTATTTGTTGCATAAGACTTTCAGTCATATAAACTACTATATTTCTTTCTATATATACGCACGATTTTTATTTTTATTTATAAATATAAAAAATAATTAAAGAGGATATAAAGGATAATTAACGCAGGGGGCGGCGAGAGATTAAGCGATTTTAAGAGATTAGGCTAGTCATTATAGCGAAACACATAGAGGTTCTCGGCGACATCTCGTTAATCGGGTTAGATGCGAAGAATTGGATAAGGGTTTTAATGTTGTTAATGTCATTACATTGACAGATGTAGTGATACACATTACCCATAGTAATCATCTTCGTTTTATAGGTATTAACTTGGAGATTACGCAGTTGAGCCAGATGATACTGGATAATCGGCGGGAACTGCTTATCCATCTCCTTATTCATCTTGAAGCGGTTATAGTTGGGGTAATAGGTGGTCGTCGCCTTATAATAGCAATAGAGGCTGTCCTTGATAGTGGAAATGATGGTATGGATGAGATATGTCGGGTCTATCTTCTGTCCGTTATTATCCACTGGCAAATTGATATAGGGATGGTAGTTGGTGATATAATCCTTGATGGTATATTCGGTTTTGTTTTTCATATAGACAGCGAGAATATTCATCCAAATATTAGGATGACACGGGTCAGTCTCTTCACGATAATTGATGGCGTCCGTAGAAATTTTGTATAACTTCACTTTGCCGCTGCTGCCGCTTCCGTCCGCTACCATCTTCTTTACAATTAACCCATAACTGTAAGGCGTCGTATTAATATGTGCGTATGCCTCCTGAATATTATTGAACGGCAAGGGATATTTAACGCCGACCTCTAGCAGCGAGGGAATAATAGAGGACATAATGTCATTCTCGGCGAGCGAACAGCGATGCTTGGTGTTGATGTGGAACATTTCCATATAGTTCTCTCCTAGCAGCCCTGTATAATCTACAATATGCTTGTTCTCGTGATGGACGATAATAAACTCGTAAGCCATCGCAGGGTCTAGATGCTGGACGAACAAACCTCGCAGTTTTGCGGACAATTCTTCGGGAGTTAGAGCAGTATCTTCGGCGGTTAGATGATGCCTAAAGTATTTATAGAGGATTTCGTCAAACATATTGCCGTGTTTCTTGGTAGGATGCGAGAACTTAGAACTGTTCGCATCGGGACAACTGGAAGTCCCGAAATACCACTCATCCTTGTAATTATATACCGTGATGATTGTGCCGTCATACGCCTCATATACTTTGTCCCTTTCAGCGTCTGCGAGCGTCGCAATATAAGTATTGTAATTGATACGCTCAGGGATAGAGTTAGCGTAAGTAACTACAATATTATTATTACAATTAAGGCTGAAGTCTAGGACGATACTTCTGCACTGTTCGTATAGTTCCTTGAAGTTATCCACATTATTCCTAATATAGGTATTATGTAGCAGGACAATATCGCTGCGACCCTTGAACTTTTTAACTTTCATCATAGGCCAGAGGTGATACTTCTTTAATAGAGAAATAAGGCAGTTAGAATAACTGTTGTTATTAGTGTCGCAGGCTCCTGCGTGCCTTTCTTCATAGAGTTTAAATGTTTCATCTATAAGTTGGTAGAGGTTGGTTGGAATTATAACAGGAGAGCAAACGGAAGTCATCGTGTAATTTGCGAGGGGATACTTTTGATTGTATAATTACATATATAGATACCTCTTATATCAATTTTTAGTATTTATAAAGGAAAAATAATTAATATATAAGGACGGCTAAGGCTTCTTATAGTATTTGTCAAACCATACCTGTCCTACTTGTTTGGATGCCTCTTCGCTGGTTATCCGTTGCTTGATAATCTCATCTCGCATAGACAGGAAATACTCTAGGCTTGAGTATTCAAACCCTGTCTCTTTTGACACCATATCAAAAAGCATAGGATATCTCTCAATAAAAAACTTGAACTTCTCTTCACTACTTATATTATTGACTAACTGGGCGTGCGGAACTTTGCCCTTGTTATCGTGTAGAATAACCATAATGTCTTGAACTATATCACAGATAGCCTTGTTATCTAAGCCGTCGCTAAGGAAGTCGGGCTCGTCATTTGTCTTTGGCTTCTTATTTAGGCTTAGGGCGCCGCTGCTACTGCCGCTGCCGCTAGCATTCCTTTTTTGCGAACTCATTATATGAGTATTAATATACTTTAATCTTTATATTATTTATTTATTATATTTGTAATAGAATAATAGAAATAAAAAAATGGGGGGTGAATTGATGTATGCTGAGTTAGACTATAGCCCTAATGTTAAAGCACCAGAGCCATTAAAGAACGCAGGGCTATATACTGGTGATGTGTTGTTTGACAAGAAACCGTGGGGAAATAACTATGTGATACCTCGTGTTGAGCCAGATGCCGTCGCATACTGTTCGCATTTTTACGCCAGTCATCACATACCTTCTTATAATAGACCTGGAAATAACACCGTTAATAGTGGTGATTATAAAAAATACAATATTCCTGATGAAGCAAATGTGAATATATATAATATAGAATGTCATACGAATACTATTTAAGGCTAGCAGGTCTAGACGGGCTAGACGGGCTAGACGGGCTAGCAGGGCTAGACAATATCAATAGCCGCCGCTGTCGCAGCCGCTACAGTCATATTAGTATTAGGAGGCGGCTTCCTAATGATATCTTTGTGTTTTACTAGGAAGTCGCATATATATTTATAGGTTTCATCAACCTGAGCGAATGTGATACCTCCTGTAATCAATACGCTACCGCTTTCAAATAATGCTCCAGTAACCTTCTTACATTCGCCTAGATTTTGCCCTGTGCCTTTGCCGTAGCAATACTTAGGACACGAACAAATACCATTCTTATTTTTATTATTAACATTCCAGAAGTATTCTAGTTTAACCCCTTGATATATTCCGGGCTGGAAACTACACTTATTGTTATGCTCGTCGTTAATAAACAACTTGTGGATTTCCTTTCGCCGGATTTCAAACCCTTTGGTGTATTCGGGGTCGCAATAAACCTTAAAGTCCGTGTTAATCATCCTTATTTTAAAGTTCTGGTATTTCAAATCTAGCACATAGTCCGGCTCGGGATTAACAATAATAGCCTTGTCAATATTGTTATAGGTCGTGGTGATATCGTTGATAATATGATTGACAATATGCTCGGTATCCTTAACATCCTTGATGCCCGTTAATTGTATGTTGCCGTTCTTGAATATCTTCACATTCGGGATATATTTATCAGTAAATTTATAGATAACTGTAACCTGATTGTCAAACCTGTTCTTTTTCATAGTGTTTTTCTTACTCTTCCTGCGTTTCTTAGGATATACGCCTTTAGAAGCGTCAGCCCCGTTTTTCATAAACTGAGCCCATACGACCCCTTTGTCTCCGCTTTCAGCGACATTCTCTATTACAGTAAGATTGTCAAACAAGATACCTAGATTTATGTTTATATTATTACCTACATTTGCGTTGCAAGTTATAGTAGAAATCCTATAAGGAGAAAAGAAGACGGCAGCGGTAGCGGCGGCAGCAGTAGCGGCGTCGCTCATCGTTTCGTTTTTATCACACATATATAAGGATGGTTGTTCTTATATCAATTTTTAGGATTTTGGACTATTAGACTGAGTTTATTGTCAATTGTGTTAGTGCCGCTGCCGCTACTGCTGCCGCCGCTGCCGCCGCTGCCGCTGCCTTTGCTTTTCTTGGTGTGCTGCTGGCTCTGGTTGTCTAGTTTAATATGCATGTTGTCAGTAATATTCTTTAAATACGAGGTATTCACCACTTCATAAGTGAAGTTGGTAGAAATCATCGGCGGTAGGTTTAGAATATATGTCTTGTCATTTGTGTAGTGCCCTTTGCGAAACTCTTCAATCGCCATCGGCCCATTAAATATCTTCAGCAAAAATCGGGAAGGTGCTGGGCGAATAGGATGAGAGAACCCGTAATGTTTGCTAAGCATCTGTATTAAACTGTTGATTTCCCAGACTTTGTCGCTACCGCTGTGGGACGAGAAGTTATATGCGTTAGCACATTCTAGAGAACAGAAGTTCCCGAATAACACATAGGTATCGGTTTTAATATTGTATTTATAGGGCATCCCGAAAGTCCGGTTATCTATAGGATGACAGCACCAGTAGCAGTTATTATTGGAGTTCAGGATTTCCTCTTTATGAGATACTTTCAAAGAATACTCGCTATTACTATTGTCAAATATGATGTTGTCTTGAATAGTGCTATAGGTGTTGTTCTCATTAATATAAAAACAGTTCGGCTCATAGGGTTCGGGGAACTCGGTGCTAGCGATGTTATCAGTTATATTGAGTTTATTGATTTGCGTATTAGACAAAGGTAGTTGTAATATGATGTCCTCGTTATCAACCACCGAGATATCCTTTATTATTGTATTCATTAAATTCTTTTTCTTCTTAGTGTCGCTAGCATTAACATCAGCCGTCTTTGCTTTTCTAGGCATTTATAAGCGTGCTGTGATGCTTTCCTTATATTAAATATATATGCGTTTATTATTTATATCATTATGTATCAAAGTAGTCCTTAAAGTATGTTATGTTTTTAATGAGAGCGGCGTTAGCGGCGTTAGCGGTAGCAGCGGCGTTAGCGGTAGCAGCGGCATTCGCAGCATTAATATTCATCACACCCGCTCCAGTCGTAGCATTAGAATTCGCTGGACTATCAAACTTCACATCCTTATTTCCAGATATACACTTCATCTTTATCTCCCTTATTTCATTATTAAGAGTGTTTATGGTATCTATTAAATATTTAATTATATATCCTGATAATAATATAAGTATTAATACCAGCAAATCCATTCTAAACTCTTTTTATTAAAGATGGATATAAAAATTATAGGAAGCCTATCTAGACCAGATAAAGTTGCATGTTCCATTAATTACCGAGAATACATTAATAACCCTCGTATAGACAATAACATCTAGTTTAACATCTTTTTCTTGGATATAATCCACAGAGTTCCGCTTCACCAACTCAAATAGATATTTATATTCGGCGGTCTTCGTGATGTCTTTTGTGTCGCTCCCTTTGTTGTTGATTTTCAGGTATAGCGAGGTGGTCGTCATCTGGTTATTAAAAGAGCCCGCACTCATTATCTTCTCAGGGAACAGAGAGAACGAATAGCAATATATGCCCGTTCTAGGCACCTGCGTATGATACTGGTATGGCTGTATGTTATTATAGTAATATGCCTTCTGGTCTTCACGGATTATAGTATCCGCCCACTTAATTTGCGCGCTCTCTAGCAATCCCGCAGTCTCGTTGTATGTGTGCGAAGCAGTATAGTTGTCGTGTATGTTTAATTTCTCAGGTATATCTGTTCGCCGCAATACCCAAATGATTTCTTTAATGTGATTATAAGAACTGGTTAAGGTATAATAGTCGCCGCTACTAGTGATATTTAGTGCCGGAAATGTCTGCCGTTTCACATAATCCACCACATATTTAACAATCCCCTCGGTCTGTAATGAACTCATCCTATATCCGCTGTCTAAGAATATATAGTTAGCATCTAAGAAAAACTGGATATAACTTCCAGTCCTTATGAATGTCGTGATTTTTATGTTATCCTTATATATGTTATTATAGAATGCGGGCGACACATACATCTTCAACTTATCGCACCATACCTGATACAACTTCTCAATATCATTCACCTCAACATCTATCTTTATTTCCTGATTTTGTATCTTGTATAACGGTAGAGCAAGAGATGGATTGCGGACAAACCAGAAGTTCAAGGGCACCTGTAATACCCGTCCCTTTATTGACGGATTGCCTTCATCTGCTATCTTGTCCTTAGACGGATATACCTTGTTAAATAGGATGTTGTTTCTAATGACATACCTAGAGTTGTTGTTGTTAGGATTGGTGTATTCGGGGATATTACCTATAAGTTTATTATATTCAACGCCGTCCTTGTTCGTCAGTTCATTCCAGATATTCATCCATTCGCCATATATCTCGTCAATAATAGTCCCATCAATCCTTATAATTGCGGTTTTAATAAAGTTGTGTCCTACATTATTTACCCACCGGAACCTGTGGGTGTCCGTAGAATATATGTCGGGCAAGTTAAAGGACAGATAAAGGTTGCTTAGTAAATCGCCGTATCGCTTTATCTCAAATGTCATCTGTATATTTGTTGTGGTATTCATTAGGTCTATTGATGAGTTATTAACAGGAATAATATTCTTGTTCTCCATAGAAAAATTAACATGCTTATTATACACATATTTATAGTAGTTGATACAAGGGTTTATATTAATATATGCGTCCATTTGCCCCTTTAAAACTAACTGTGTAATACCACCGCCCATTTTAATATATTATGATACTTTAATATTATACTTTAATATTATCTATTATCTTATATATTGCTTTACATCCATTACATTCATAACTCATTACATTCATAACTCATTACATTTCATCGTATTTCTTTATGAACTGTAAGAGTTTATCGTATGTCCTCGCTTCTTCAAAAGACGCTAGAATTGTCGGGGGAGCACCGCCGCCGCTTGCCGTGTTATCTACCACAATAATCGCAGGAAACCCAGTAATCCCTAAGGCATTAACACGCTCTATGTGCTCGCTCCTATTATACTTTTTAAGTGATACATTATTGAACGACATCGCATTTAATCTATCCCATATACCGGTTTCGTTAAAGTCTATGCAGTGTCCGCAAGTATCCATATAGTAATATTCAACGCTGTATTTTTTCTCGCTATTAAAGAAGCCCTCTTGTATCCTATCTTTGTTAGCAATCAGTATCGCAAATATAAACACCGCTGATATCAATATAATACCAGTAAGTGTCATATTAGTAGAGCCTTTGCCCTTCCCCATATTCATACCTTTTCCAAAACTCATTCCATTCGCTTTAACCATTCAATCCTTTCAATTCTACCTAACATAATGACATATTATAATTTATAATATCGTATCAACAATATCACGGTTATTATGGTATTTCTTTACAATCGCCTCCTTCATACTGGTATTATCGTAGGTGAATGATATATATGTGTAGAAGTTGTCAATATTGTTCGCTATAATGTTATTTAAGAAGTCATCAAGTATCCTGTTATTCACTAGGATAATCCGGTGGTCTAAAGTATCATAGTTAATGTTAGATACAGCATCAACCACATAGACGCTAAAATCCTTGTTTTCTAGCAACCGCTTATAATCTACCGTGTCTTCATTACAAACTACAATAGTCCTATATATTAAATGGGTTTTATAAATATTGTCTAGGTCTTCCACGAATTGATTTTTTAAATCTAAATTCATCTAATATGTATGGTATATTATATCATATTATATATGTGTATTTTTTATATGATATATGATATGATGTCATCACATCATTACCATTTTATATATAAGATTATTAAATATATTTAGTATAATAATGGATGTTAAAGTAGTTAAAATAAACCTATCTGTTTTCCAAAGTAGATATAACATAGATGTTCCTGAGAATATCTTAAATAAAGCCGAAACTCTTAGGAAATCTTGTAGTTGCTTTAATTCATTCTATGACCCCAAGATGATATGGGAGAAAAAGTTAAATAACAAGAAGGAGAAGAGCCTACAAATCGCTAATAACACAGCAGCCGGCGTGGGAGCCTCTAGCATTACCGGAAGTAATAAAGGCAGGTTCCATATTATCATCCCCGACTTTTCTGACAACTCTTGTATAAAACGCACATTAATCGGCTATTTGAATAAACTAACAAGCAAGAACAAAGATACCATCTATGATAAAATAAAAGCGATTATTGCTGGCGCCACCGGCGAAGCCGGATTAACGGAAATTTTCTTGATTATCTGGTCTTACATTAAGGCGACCGATAGCATAGATGGGGAAAACAACATATATATTAAATTGCTAGAATACTTTGACAGCACCTTCTTATCCGTCAATATAGACAGGCTGTGCTCTAGTTATCTAATTAACAAAGAGTGGATACCGCCTAAATTCATATTTGACAATAACCTACTGCTACTGAATAACGAGTATGAGTTATACTGTGACTACATTAAATGGAAAAAGGGAATTCATAATCTAAATATCATCTGGATTAAATACAAGCCCGCCGAAATCCCCGTGCTACTTGAAGACATATACGCATACTTAACTGAGAATTGTATAGGCAATCCTAGTATTCACAAGTATATTATAGACATATTCATAGAGCAGATTTTAAAGATATTAAACAACTATACCTATAAACCGCTGGTGGAAAAGATGAGGCTGCTGGATGTCAAGAGTTTTGACAGTTCCACTAGGTTTTTAATATATAATATTATAGAAAATAAATAATTTCTATTATAATAGTATAGAGAATATAGAAGAAAGAATAATGAAGGAGACGGACAGCACTTTATCTTTTTACAGCAGTTTATTCATACAGTTAATATTTGTAATCCTGCTTTTAATCATCTGGAGTTATATCTACAAGTTAGAGAGCGTCGGTTGCGAGTGTTCCGAGCATCCTAACAAGGAGTTCATCAAGACCTTCACCATAGTTGCGCTAGTATATTTCTTCGTAACTGCGTTTGTCTCGTTAAAAAGCATCGCTAAGAATATGGGAACCGCAATCGTCCAACTACTGGCGTTCGGTACTTTCATCTTCTTCTTAACCTTCGTGGTGTATATCTATTATGCCTTTGACTATGTGCGATTTTTAATGAACGAGAAGTGTAAGTGCTCCGACGACTTACGCCGTGATATCATCGCTATCGGCACTATGATATCGCTATTCCTATTCATAACGCTACTTTTCACCATCATAATTATCCCGATACTGATAAGCACCCTAACTAACCTCCTAGTTAAGATACAGGAGTTTGAGGGTGAGGTTGAGGAGGTTATCAAGAACCCCGTTAAATCTATCCGCAGCACTCCTGGGCGTCTATTAAGCAGCACCAAGGATATCGGCTCATTTGTCAAGAAGACTGCCTCTAAACTTGCGAAGGGAAAGAAGGGACGCTAAAGCGGGCTATGACAATTAATTCTTTTTATTATTAAATATAAAAAATAGATAATACATATATATATATAAATCCTACCTAGCCAACCTCTTCACAATTCGCACGCTATCGCAGACATCTCCTAGATTTCGCTATCATCTATAAAGATTTCGGGCAAATAAGGTGCGAGTATCTCTTCCACGATTAGTTCGGGTTTAAACTCATCATAGGTCATAAATATCTTAAGCAACTGCTCGGAAAACCCTGAAATCATCGCCGTGCCCTCAGTCTTACAATTCACAGGGAACGACTGCTTATGGCTAGAATTGAGGTTCCAGAATATAAACTTAGGAGCCGTATAATCGGCTGCTTTAAACAACTTAACAATTGTTTTATATAGCACCTCAATACCATTTTGCTCTTTTCCAACGACATCTACAGTTGCCTCGTCAAACTGCATGTCGGTAAAGATGAATAGTTTCTTAGGCATATCAGCATCAGCGATATTGTGCTCCTTACCGTATTTAATAATCATCTCGCAACTTTTAACGAAGTTAGTATTATAGCCGAACTCCACATCTACCAGCGATTTAAAGCAGGTATATAGAGATGGCTCAATACCCTTCTCAGTATATTCCTTGTATAAATCTTCGGGGATTAGGGAGACCAACTCGGGCGTATCGCTGAATGTAATGAACTTGTTTTTAAACAGTCCTTTACAACACATAGAGGTTATGATACCTAGAGAGATGGCGACTTGAGCCGGCACGCTACCGTTGCTGGCTGAGAACATAGAGCCGGACAAATCAATAATCGCCAAGGAGTTCCCTAGAATACCGCTACTTTTAACATCATTCACGACAGCCCTCCATTGCAGTTCAATTGTTTCATTCTCCTCGTATTCGTCCTGAGTGCTACGCAGATTAACATAGTAGTTCGCCAGTTCGTGAGGCAGAATACCAGTAATATTAATCTTGGCGTCGCCTTTCCTAACTGTAGCCAGATACTCGCAATACCTGTCGCTATCGTGTTTATTAAAGGCAATATGTAATCTGCGTGATGCGACCCCTGGAACACTCTCGTAATTAATCTTGTCCCACTCATTATTACACATAAGCCTCTCAACAATATTAATCTTTTTCCTGAGAGGAGCTAGATACTCCTTCCTATACTTCTCCATCTTCTTAGCATCATCTCTACCATAAAGGATGGTCGCTATCTTCTTGGCGAAATGCTTGCGACTGTCGTTCCTGTCATTTTCGCTAGGAGCCCACTTAGCACACAGAGAGACGCTTTTAACCTTCTTGGGTTCAGTAGCCTCCGCTGCATTAGCGGCATTCGCTGCCTCTACAATCTCGCTAATCTTCAGGTCTGACAAGTCTTCACGCAACCTGTCAGCAAACATAGTTAATTCGTAATTATTGTCAATCATCCCGTCTCCTTTGTTCTCATAGCATATATAGAGCAAATCCTTCCAGCGCCCATAATTATTAACATAGGTTAAAATGTTAGCCATATAGGTATATGGCTTGTTGTCTCGTAGCCATAGCATCGCCTGATTAGAGACGGTCTTCTCTTTCTTACCCTTCAACCTATCACGACCATTAAAGATAACTGCGACTGTCTTCTTAGGATTAACCGCCCAGCACTTCTCTAGGAACTGGTGGTTATGTTCCTTAGTAAGGGTTCGTGTATAGAGCATAAGGTAATCCACGATATCACTTCCAGTAGTATCCAGAGCGATAGCCCCATTATCGGTATGGGTGAATGCGGGAAGCGAAGCGTGCGAAGCGTGCGAAGCGTGCGAAGCCATTATATTCGTTGATGTCTTTTGGGTTGTTTCTTATTATATAAGGGACGCCTTAAGTATCAATTTTTAACTATATTATATATAGATGTTATTGCTATGTTATATTTTCCTTGGAGGTTCCAGAAGTCTAGAGTTCTCAATTGTAAATTAAGAAACGACCATTATTTGCTTAATAGTATTAGAGATTGGGTAATACTACAAGACCCCTCAACTACCACATCAACACACTGGAAGTATAATGATTTACCACAAGATGTTAAAGAGATGTTCTATAATACCGCAAAGGACAAAAAGATAATAGAGATGTTTAGAAGATTGTTTGGAGGCGGCGGATATAAGATTGACATACTTCACGATATGAACGAGATTTATGTATCACCCCCGAAAAGTTTTGAAAATAATGCTGCCGACAATATCTTTTATACGAGGCATATTGACGGACTATTTTTCTATATACCATTCGCATCCTGTTATAGGGTCATTATAGGTCTAGACGATAATAGGGACATAATGACGATATTTACTATGACGCCCGAAACATATATAATAAAGGCAGGCGATGTTGTAGGATTTGATTTCCACCGTGAATGTCATTATATATCGCCGATTATTTGGAATACGGACACGGTAGCGGCAACGCCCGAAAGAAAATACCGAGTAATCCTTAAATTACATTACTGCGTATATCCTTACTGGGCGATTGTCTTTGGATTTATTCTAAGCAAACTAACAATATTATATAATAGGCTATTTAGATACCTATTATTAACAATAATCAAGCACAGCAAGCGGAGCAAGCGGAGCAAGCGGAGCAAATGCCTAGCATATTTAACAAAACTTATGTCAATCTCTACGCATATATATCACGACATAGAGTTCTACATAGGATATAATAATATACAATATCTAGCAATCCTCTATTACATATCCACAAATCTCCACGCAAACTTTTTCTTATTCGGCAGTTCCTTCGTCCATTACTTGAGATGGATTGATACCCAGAATTACAGTAGCGAAGTTAATAATTTGTTTAGAAGAGATTATTATTTCTTCAAATTCCTTTATATGCTCCAGTATTTTTATATGTATTTCTCGTATAAGTTAGGCAGCGGTAGCGGCGACGACGGCGACTGGAGCCCTGTGATATACACCGTCATCACAGTTCCGCCATTACTAGCGTCGTGTGTTTATAACTATTATGCGTTTATCCCGAAAGTTGTAGAGATATACATAACATACTCTATGTTAAATAATAATACCCTAAAAGGCACAGAATATATCTACATATTTCTAAACATATTCTTAAACTATCTTCAATTACGCAAACCAATCGCTATAGCAATATGACTACATATATATTATAAAAAATGATTTTATTAATTTATTATTATAAGGATATATATAGTATATGAAAGGTATGACAAAGCGATTATTAGGTCAATTTTATACCTGATAACATTAGCAATATCATAGAGCCTTTTGCTGGTGCTGGCGATTTATTAAATTTTACTAGTGATATTGACAGAGACAAGTATAACTCGCTATTCCTAACAAATTATAGAGAGAGCAATAGTATTGCTAGAAAACGCATATCTTTTGGGCTAGTCTATGAAATATGCGGGTATTTGCTGATACCTAAATAATATTATCTCATCTTATTAGAATAGAAAGACCCTTAAGATGGATGCTAAATTTTTTTACATATACCTATTAACAATATTCACTATAACCTTAATATTCACTATATTAAGATGCGTTTTTAATGTGCACGACCTTGACATCTTCTTTTATCCTAATCACACAAACAACATTCTAGAGAACAAGGTATATCTGGCGACCCATATTATAGTGAATTTTCTGCTAGGTGTCATATTCGGGTTTGATATAATACTAGGTATGTTCGTGAAAATCATTATATTTGAAGTATATCTACATATAACCGAGCACTGTGATATATTCTATATGTCTAAATCCGCAAACTTAATAGTGATTATAATGATATCTATAGTTAGTTATACCTTTGGTAGCGTCCTAAACAAGGTATTATATACAAAATAAAAAATATATAATATAAACGATAATATTCATTACTTTACATATACCTAGCATTCGCTAGGCGACGCCGCCTATTATAACTGCGTCTTAGCCTTATATCCTTTTAACGCCCCGTCCTCATTTTTTCCCGAATAATGTCGTCAATATTCTCGGCACATTTCTTAAAGTTCATTACATTTCGCATAGGGCACCTGAAATTGAAATCATCTCCTCCGGTAATCATATCCAGTTTGGAGTTTTCTAGTTGCGTCTCAAAGTATTTAAATATACATTTGTCGTGGGCGATAGAGCAGCATACCTGCTCGGTGCTTGCCTGTCCTGTGGATTTATCTAAGAATACCTTGAAAACCTTTTCTTTGTTCTTGTAGTTAGAAAGACAAACACAGCACTTATCGCTGTTATCGCAGGGAGCGGCGGCATTAGCGGCATTAGCGACGCACTTGTGTTCCCCGAGAATGAAGGGCATATTCTCAATATTCCACTTGAAAGTCCTAAACAGCATCTTATTAAGACGCTCAAATACCTTGCTGTTATAACTGAAACTCCCGCAAGTATAGTTGTCCGTATAATTTCCCATACAAAACTGCGTCTTGAACTCCACGATATCCTCCATAATACGCAGCGACATCTTCTGCTTGTTTAGGATAGTCATCTGGTCTATGATGGTGCCCGTGTTGCTAGACATCACGACGCCCTGTTTATTGAGGACAAACACATTACACAGCATATCTACCCGATTGAATGGAGGCATCAACTTAGGGTTCCTAGGAACTATTATATCAAAGTCAAAGGATATCTCCACGCCGCTATGGACGAACGGGATTTTACCTACCGTGATAGTGTAGTTGATTTTCTTGTGAAGGTTGATAGGTATCCTGAAATAACTGTTCTCGCTAGAAACTGATATCATAGAAGAGGTGATATTAGCATAACCTACACGGTCATTAAATATATCACGAAGAGCGACGATAAACTCATCAACATCCTCCTCCTTATTCATACAAATATCCATATCCTTCGCTACAATCGTGCGAGCGGCTGTCTCAGGCTGATACATCCTATTCCAAAACTTGTGGATGTTGTATTTATTTACACCGTTGTATTTCTCTTTGTAATGGTCGCCAATTATCATATCCCTAACAAAACCGCCGAAGATAATCCCGTTGTGTTTAAAGACGGTCTTCTTTACCTCCTCAAACATAAGATACTTGATGCGGTCGGTGCTGAAGTTAATCTTGACAAAAGCCATAGTGTATGACGAAGGATAAGGACACGAAGTGGCTATGACTGAGGCTAGACGAAAGTTGCGACTTTGTTTGCTTGAGCGAATAACTATAAAGCCGGTTCTTACTATACTACTTAAGGACAGTTAATCATTTTTTATAATTATCTAAAAATAATAGCACATATTCATTCCATTCATTATAAGTCCTTAGTCCTTAGCCTATATCATTCTCTATCTTAGCACGAGCATAAGCACGCATCACATTCTCCGCCGTATCTATTGGTAGGATATAATCTTTTGCGGCATAAAACTCAGGGTTCTTACGGGCACTTCTATTCACTAATGTTCGCAAAGCAACTATATCGTGGAGTTCATATTGGATACGGAATGAATTATTCTCAACACCGCTAGTAATAACAAAGTATATAGACGGTATTATTTTGTTGATGCCGTCGGGCATATAGAAACTGTTAGGGTATTTAAAGGATATGTTAAATAACCCTGAACTATCAACCTTGTGAATGTTAGGCGTATTCTCAAAAGCAATCTCGTAATTAGGGAAAGGCAACCCAGACCCCGAGTAATTACTCATTCTATCTATGGGGTTTGCTGCGATAATTACCACGCTATTATACAGAGCATTATTTTTAACTGAGCCGGTTATCTGTAATAACGAGTGGTCGCCATTAAACGCAACACTAAAACTGGTATATTCGTCATTAAATATCATTTTAAATATATACTTCTATATTTTAGATATGTTTTATTTTTAGATAATAACTAAGGATACTAAGGGATATGCTAGACAGGGTTCTAGATGTCGTCTTCGTCGTCATCAGCACTATCAAACTCAAACACGCTATTATAATAAGTGCCAGCGGAGCCAGCGGAGGCAGAGCCAGCGGAGGCACTAGCCTTTTTCTTATTAGCAGCATCCGCAGCATCCGCCGCCGCTTCCGCAGCATCTGCCGCTTCCGCATCATCAAATATAATATTAGCCTCATTAGCGTTATTAAGGGTCGTATTAGAAATCTTGTTGTAGGCGTTTATTAAGGTGTCTGATATCTCTTTGTTATTAATAAGTATCTTGCACTGTTCCGCGTTGTATTTATGAACTATATCTACCTTGTTATCTTGAAAATCTCGCATAGAAACTGCTAGAATATCGCCAGTCTCTATTAGCACCCGTTTATTGAAACGCCGCATAGACCCTCGTATCACACCGATAGCCTCGGTGCCGTTATCGCATAATACCAGAACCCTACAGTTCCCTAATAACTTAATGACATAAGCATATACTTCGTATTGTAAGTCTATATTGTAGTTATTGTTAGAGACCTTATTGAACTGGCTGAGTTTCTTCTTATTTCTAATGCTCGTTTGATACATTATAAAAAGTTTATATATATTCTTTAGTCGTTTTAGTCTTATATTATATTTTAATATTATTAGATAATAGATATAGATAAAGGGAAATGAATGTATTACAAGAAAATATCCAGAGAATTATAGATAGACGGCGGCTGAATATCACCGACGCCAACTTCGTTAATCCTGCTTCTAAGTTCATCATCATAACTTACTGGTGGGGCAGAGGCAATCTCAACAGGAACACACAGACCCCTTGTAAAGACCTCGCTTATGTAGGATATAACTGGGTTCTCAAGGACGGACAGAAACTACTTAAGGAACCTGAGACATTTGAGGGAATGATAGACAAATGGAATAACAACTGTATCTCCAAGAATTGTAATTATTTCTCTCAAGAATATCCGGAGTTTGCTGTTCCCGGAGGATATCAACTGGCGATTAACGCTAAGCCGCTTTTTATAAAGAAGGTGCTAGAAACCCTAAGAGAGATGGGGAAGGGAGACATATCGGTTGTTTATATAGACGGCGATATGACTGTCAATAAATATCCGCACATTTTTGATATGGATAATATGGATTATATGGGGCGGGGTTGGAACATAGACCCACGCTCTAATGTGCACTATAAGACGAAGCCGTGCTTTGACCCATTCACCTTTGAGACTTCAGGCGGCATTATGTATTTTGGTAATAACGATAACGGGCACGCTCTGCTAACTATGTGGAATAAATGGTCGTTCATGCAAAAGTTCCAAGGGAAGGCTGACGACCGCATATTGAGTATGTTGATAAACTCCAAGCAACTTTATATAACTATGAATGTTCTACAGTTGCCTATTGAATACCTGTGGCTAACCGACGCTTACGAACCATTAGATAAGCGGGACAATTACTTAGATAAAAAGCATGTATCACGCAAAGAAATTGTTTTTGAACACCCTGCGTGTTTGACTACTGAAGAGGCTGCTAGAGACCAAGGAGCAGCCGCTAACAGACAGCCCGCCTATTACGATGTATTAGTGGAGAATTTAATAGATTGTCATACGGAGGGTGGTATATTACACGAGTATATCGTATTTGACGAATACTCTCAAGCGAAGGAGTGGAAAAAGTATCTACAATATATATCGTCGCCCGACGCATCTCTAGGGAATTACAAGGATGGCGAGCCTATAATACCCTATTACATTAGAAGTTATAAGTCGGGTTATGCTGAGAAGAACGAGTTTGTTGAAGGGAACACAGAAAATCTCCGGAATATCATAGCATATATAAGACAGAATGCCGATATCCATGCGTATGACCTCTTCTATGTAGTGTATAACAGCGAGAGAACCGAAATAATTGACGACCATATCTACATAAGGAAGAAAGACCACATAATACTCTATATAATCGTCTTGCTAGCCATAAAGAAGATGGTTATATATATACCGAAGGCGGCAGCGTCAGCGGCGTCATCGTCTAGCAATAAATCCTTAAAGTATATCTTAAAAAACAAAAATAAATATGAACTAATTTGTAGTATAAATAACGATAACTTAAACTATCCTAAAATAGACGAGAACGAGCCCATATTCTTTAGCCACTTGTCAGAGAAACTCATTAAACTATTGAGGATGAGCGACAATATTGAAGAGTTCAATAAAAATCTTAAAATGTGTGCCTTATACATCCAACTTATACGATGCTTCTTTATTATGAACTTAAAGAATATCTCAGGGACGCCTAATAAGCCAAAAACAAGGGCTTTAGGTTCCCGTGCGAAATCACTTTCTATCCCTAGACGCAGCAAATCCAAAGGTAATGTCTTTAAATACAATAGTGTATAACCCTAGAAAAAATGATACCTGTTTATAATCTTTTTAATTATAATGAAGGGCATAAAGAACATCAAGATTGTCAAACAAAAGGGCAACGCTGTTATCTGTTTTTCTTTTGTAGATATAGAAAATAACAAGCCTTATTTCGGCAAACTTATACATACCGACTTACAAACCGAATTCATTAGAGAAAGGGATATTAACAGATACCTTAATAACAACATAACGGATTTTAAGTATTTTACAAAGATGCTGAAAGTATATGAAAATATAACTCTTCCTGATAACTTGAGGACTGCGGTGGATACCACAGACGCTGACGCTAAATATAACTTAATGATATTCGCACATTCAGGTAATCGCCCACTAAGATACTATATAAATAGGATGTCTAGAGATAATTTTAAAGATGTTCTTAGACAATTAAGAGAGGCTACAGCATTACTGAGTAAGATAGGCGTGATACATTATGACTTGTATTGTGAAAGTAATGTGATGTTAAAAAAAGAACACAATAGATGGGTTATTAAGATAATTGACTTCGGGCTATCCTATGTTGATTTAACAGACGATAGCGATAGCGATTACCAGAATATACTAGAGAGTATTGAGTGCTTCAATAATAGGCATATTATTCAATAATAGGCATATTATATAATACATACATATACATTATATACATATACATTATATTATATACATATACATTATATACATATACATTTTATATAACTTCTATTTATTTCTCAGCAAATGTATATTTTTCTTTTGAGCGTAGATATATGTTTCTCTTATAACGATTGAAGACGAGGGACTTATACTTACTATAAGGTATCATCCTGTTATTGTTATTGTTATTGTCTTTAACTAGTTGTGGGACAAGGCTAGCACCGGCTGCACCACCAAAGCCGCTAGCAGACAAATAAACCGTCGTATTACATAGAGCCCTTAAGTCGGGAGCACTATTACACCTCGTTAATTGCTGTCTATTACTCCAGCCACCCTGAGAGCAATTAATATAACCCGATGTAATTGCTAGGTATGTTATCAACTTTTTCATTTTTTTAATACTCTATATGCTTTGTTAAATATTTATATATCTTTAGCCTATCATTTTTTATTATTTTCTACAAGGTAATTAGAAAGAGGCGCCTCGCAAATGAACGCACCTACCAGCAATTCTGTATTACAATTTATTATTGAAAAGAATAAAGGAACCTTCGCATACAAGTTGAGAGATTGGATACCGGTGAAGAAATTGAGTTGGAAAGAGTTGTCTAGCAATCCTAATGCTATTGAGTTATTAGGTGCTAAAATCAAGATAGAGAAGGCTATGAAAGCCGCCTATAACAAATTAGATGCCCGTAAGAAGGTTGATTGGACTGCGTTGTCAGGCAATCCCGAAGCAATCAAGTTATTAAAAGAGAATGTGAAGGATATAGACTGGGATGCGTTGTCAGGTAATCCTAATGCTATAGAGATGTTAAAAGACAACGAAGATGAAATAGATTGGGACGCATTATCTGCTAATAGTAATCCTAAGGCAATAGAGATGTTGTCAGCGAGACCTAAGAAAATAAATTGGAGCGAATTATCACGAAACCCGAATGCTACTAAGTTATTGTCTGCTGAACCTAAGAGAATAGATTGGAAGGCTCTATCAGGTAATTCAGGGGCTATTGATTTATTGTCTAGAAATCCTGAAAAGATAGATTGGGAAGCCTTGTCGGGCAATCCTAATGCTATTGAGTTGCTTAGAGCCAACAAGGATAAGATAGTCTGGCATTTTTTGTCTTCTAACCCTAGTGCTATTAAATTATTTACTGAAAATCCTGATAAAATAGATTGGTGGTTCTTATCTAGAAATCCTAATCCGTTTGTTATAGCCTTGTTAAAGACGCATCAAGCCGATATAGATTGGAAAGAGTTCTCTAAGAACCCTTCTATATTTATAAATACTAAGGGTGATAATGCGAATGCTGTCGCAGCGAATGTATGTTCTAGAATTCTTACACCTAAACAAGTGGGACCGATTTGCTGGTTTATGGCTGCCTTTGTAGCGATGTTCTATAGCCAGCGTAGCCGTAAGAAACTGCTAGACGCTTCGCCCAGTTGGAATAAAAAGAAACCGCTCTTTACCATCTTGAAGCACATATTAGACGACAAATACTTAAAGGCTGCTAGCAGAGAAAGCGAGGATTACCGGAAGTTCAGCGACGATACCTTCGGCAAAGTGCTATCCCTGCTATATAAGGAGAATAACAAGGTGTTCCCTTATAACCCTAAAGCAAATATTGGCGGTTTTAATCCCGAGTATTACATAGGGCGATTATACAAGTTGTTAAATGTGGATTACCTTATGTATGACTATAATCACGCCGATAATGTGTTTGCGTATTCTTTCTTAAACGAAGATTTTAATAGTGATATATTATACAAGGTTGTCAAGAAGACCATTAACACCTATTTTTATAGGAATGCTACTTATAAATACATAGAGGCTGATATAAAGCCCCCGCAGATATTGATGGTGATTGTTAGAGAGGATAATAAGAATACTGGGTTTTATAAAGATATGTTTCCTAATAATATTATAAATGACGGAGCCACTAAAGACAGCCTAAAATCTATGAAAGAGCAAATTTTTTTTAAAGGCGTTGAATATAATCTAGATGCGGTTTTATTGGCGAACTGGAATATAAATGAAAAGAACGGACACGCTATCGCTGGTATCACTTGTAAAAAAGATAAATATGTGTATAATGGATGGACGAGAACCAGTATGGACCCAGTGATGGCTAAAAATATAACCCGAAATATCCCTTGCGAACTGATGAAGTATGATTGGAATATTAAATATAATGGGGACTTTTGCCTAAACCCTACAAAATGTATCCCAGAAGCGCTAAAACATCAATTAAAAGACCACGATATTTGCTTTAACTTTAGCAAAGGCAAGCGTGTCCTAGTATATGTCCGCAAAGACGCTAACACTGAGACTTCGGCAATAGATAAAAGTGCTAGTAAGGCTGCTAAGGTGGATAAGGCACCTGAGGCGCCTGAGGTGCCTGTTAATGTGTCTCCTCGCAAATCTCCTCCTAAACCGCTAAAGCCGCTAAAGCCGCCTAAGGTATGTCCTGAAGGTAAGATATTAAACCCTAAGACGGGACGCTGTATATTGACAAAGAAAATTAAAGATACTATTAAGAAGTCTCCTCCTAAGTCTCCTCCTAAGCCGCTAAAGCCGCTAAAGCCGCCTAAGGTATGTCCTGAAGGTAAGATATTAAACCCTAAGACGGGACGCTGTATATTGACAAAGAAAATTAAAGATACTATTAAGAAGTCTCCTGCTAAGCCGCTAAAGCCGCTAAAGCAGCCTAAGGTATGTCCTGAAGGTAAGATATTAAACCCTAAGACGGGACGCTGTATATTGTTAAGGAATATTAAGAAATAACAAAATAAATATTAAGTCTAGCCTTGTAATACTTTTTTATTATATTATAAATACTTAGAGAGACAAGGTGTTTTTTGCTAACTAAAATGAATTCACCATCGCAACCTCCTAAAATTAAGGAGGCAAAGAAAAGCATTTGCTCTAGGATACTAACGCCTAAGCAAGTGGGTCCCATTTGCTGGTTTATGGCTACCTTCGTCGCTATGTTCTATAGCCAGCGTAGCCGTAAGTTATTGCTAGACGCCTCTAGTGGCTGGAATAATAAGAAAGCCCTATATGGTTTATTAAGGCATGTGCTTGACGATAAATACTTAAAGACGCCTGATGGAAGAGATAGCGAAGATTACAAGAAGTTTAGCGACAATACTTTCTTTAGTATCTTGACATACTTACATTTAGAAAATAGCAAGAAATTCCCTTATGACCCTAAGAAGGTGTCAGGTGGGTTTAATCCAGATTTCTATATAGGCAAACTGTATAAACTATTAAATGTTGATTACAAAATATTCAATTATTACAAAGAAGACAATTCATTAATATATTCTTACTTGAACGAAGAATGCGATTGGATAAGTTATACAGTTGTAAAGAAGAAGTTAGTGGTTGGTGTGAAAGACAATATAAAAATAGAAAGGCATGTGGAAAACAACTATGCACCGCCAATATTGATTGTTAAGGTTGATGATGGTAAAGGACTGTTTAATTTTCTTAATATAAACGAAGGCGACACAAAGGATAACTTAACATCTATGAAAGAACAAATCTTTTATAACGGCAAGGAATACAATATGGATGCTGTAATATTGACGAACTGGAACATAAATAAACATAACGGACACGCTATCGCAGGCATATCTTGTAAGAAAGGCAAGTATGTCTATAACGGCTGGACGAGAACCAGTATGGACCCAGTTATGAAAAACCAGAGCATAGATAGTGATATTCCTTGCGAACTGATGAAGTATGATTGGAACATCGTGAAAAATAATGATTTCTGTCTAAACACTAGGAAATGTATTCCTGAATTACTAAGAAAAAAGTTGAAAGTTAGGGACATTTGCTTTAACTTTAGCAAAGGCGGAAGGCTATTGATATATGTTCGCAAAGACGCTAAGGCGGATACTTCGGCTGATAGTGATGACGCGAATGCTGCGAATGCTGCGAATGCTGCGAAATCGCTAACGCCGCCTAAGTCTCCTAAGAAGCCAAGGCAGCCGAAGCAGCCTCCTAAAAATCCTAATGAGCCTAAGGTATGTCCCGAAGGGAAAGTATTGAACCCTAGAACTAATCGCTGTATATTGTTAAAGAATATCAATAAAAAGCCTAAGCCGCCACGGTCGCCACAACCACCCAAAGTATGTCCCGAAGGCAAAATATTGAACCCTAAGACAAACCGTTGTATAATAGATAGGAATGTTAAGAAGCCAAAAGAGCCTAAGGTATGTCCCGAAGGGAAGATATTGAACCCGAAGACAGGGCGCTGTATATTGTTAAGGAATATTAAGAAGCCAAAAGAACCTAAAGTATGTCCCGAAGGGAAGATATTGAACCCTAAGACAAACCGTTGTATATTGTTAAGGAATATTAAGAAATAAATCCCTAGCAATTATTAATTTTTTTAATTCTTATATATAGAGATATGAATTCGCCGCCACCCGCAAAAATACTTAAGGCTAGGAATAACACTTGTGCCCGAATTCTTACACCTTTACAAGCGTCTTTCCCGATTTGCTGGTTTACGGCTATCTTCGTAGCGATGTTCTATAGCCAGCGTAGCCGTAAGTTATTGCTCGCCGCTTCTAGCCGCTGGAATAAAAAGAAAGGGCTGTTTAATTTATTTAAGAATGTGCTTGAAGATAAATACTTGAAGACGGCAGGTGGTAGAGAAAGCGAAGATTACAGGAACTATACAGAAGATACCCTTATAAAGATTTTAACACTAATGAATAAGGAGGATAAGATTGCGTTCCCTTATAATCCCATTCATAAGACGGTGGTGGAATCGTTTCGTCCTAAACTGTATATAGGCAGGCTATATAAATTACTAGGCGTTAATTACAAGATGTTTGACTATAGCACATTAGATTATAAATTGAGATACTCGTATCTTAACGAGGATTATAATGTTTTTAGAATTAGTAAAATTGTAGATAACGATATTATAGATGATATTGTAGACAGTAAGGGTATGTTAAAAGACTATAAGTATATAGATGACGGCTCCGCCCCTCCCATATTACTCGTAAGGGCTCACGACTATCACATACCGATTTATGATGACCCCTTAACTAATAATGTGATACCTGAAGACGACAAAAATAGTAATATAAAATATAGAGAAGATAACATAACCTATAATGGTAAAAAATATACTTTAGATTCAGCAATTATAACAAACACTAATATAGAAAATAAAGTAGGGCATATAATATCAGGTATTACCTGTAAAAAAGAGAGATATGTCTATAACGGCTGGCCGAGATTAAACACAGAGGCTGCTAAGGCTACGAGCGAATTAGAACAGGATATACCTTGCAAACTTATGAAGTGGAATTGGAATACTGTTTATGATGATAACATTTGTATAAATAGATTAAAATGTACGCCTGAGATATTGATAAAGAAAGTAAGGAAGGGGGATTTTTGCTTTAATTTTTCGGGAGGAATTAGAATATTAGTATATGTCCGTGATGATGTTAAATCGGCTACATCAAGTAGCCATAGTCAGGTTAGGTCTCCTGCTAAGTCTCCTGTTAAGTCGCCTGCTAGGTCTCCTGTTAAGTCTCCTGCTAAGTCTCCTGTTAAGTCGCCTGCTAGGTCTCCTGTTAAGTCTCCTGTTAAGTCGCCTGCGAAGTCGCCTGCTAGGTCTCCTGTTAAGTCGCCTGCTAAATCCCCTACATCACCAATAAGAAAAAGGCAACCTAGTAAAAAAGCACCAGCGACGGCTAGAGCAGCGGCACAGGCACCTGCGGTAGTATCTACTAGAGAGGCACAAGCAACGGCTAGAGCAGCAAGGGCAGCAGCAAGGGCAGCAAAAGCAGACGCGGCAACATAAAAAGTAATAAATTATAATAATATCACGCTAGACGCTAGACATCCAAGATATACAAAGCATCTCCCCACTTATGTATCGTCATATTTGTCAATACCCTCTTAAACCCTAGAGGTGCTAAGTATTCGTCAATCTCGTTGATTAACGCACAGTCCTTGTATAGTTCTTTGGAATTAACCTCCAGATATAGCACCTTAGCGTGCTTGATAGTTTCGGTGGCTCCTTTTAATGCTAATAGTTCTGCCCCTTGAATATCAAAGTTCCAAAAATCATACTTGGACGCATCTAGATTATTTCTTTTAAAAAAGGTGTCAATCGTAATGCTCTTCTGGTGTATCTTATCAACAAAGACGACTTGTGGATGTTCTATAGCGTGCGTCCCGAACTCCAGAATACTAGAGGACTGAATGTTATTCGCTACATTAAACACGACATCTTCATCGTCCTTGTCAGTAATAACGGCGTGATATACATTAGGTATCCCTCTGGCGATTGATTGTTCCACTTTAAAAGAAAGAGCATCAATCCAAATGATATCCTCTGTTTTAATCCCGAAATTATTGTAAATAGGTAATTCCTCGCAATCGTGGGCGCCTACATGAAAACACCCTTTAATGTTTATTTTTTTGGATGTAAGAATATTCTGTATCTCCTCTAAGTTGATAATCATAATATGCTATGGTATTATATATGTTATATGTCTTTATTTTATATGCTTTATATGTAAATTGTTTGTATCTATATGTATAAGATATGTATAAGATATGTATCTATATGTATAAGATATGATACCTGATATGTATCTATATGTATAAGATATGATACATTATACTATACCTTTTGTTTTATTCAATATTTTTATATCGGTGTAATATAGAATATATTTATATTTAATTAAAGAGAATGAGTAAGAAATCTAACGAGGCTCTATGTATTCGTAATGCGGGCACTTGGGCTAATGTTAAACCAGAGCACAAGTTTGATTCGGGAAAGTTCAATAAACAGCAGGTATTAAATGACCTTCCTATGTTATCGCCTAAGATATACAATATGATTAAGAAAATCAACGAACTAGACGAGCAGGATATGGCTGCCGATAACAAGTATTACAAGCATATCATATACAGCGATATCGCCGGTATCTCTGGGGCTAAGATGGTAGCCTCGTCTTTAATCGCCAATAACTTCACGCTAGTATATTCTAACAAGTTCGCTTTAAAACCCGACATTCAGGACAAGAACAAGACCTTCGGGCTTCTAACAACTTCAACCGTCTATCAAAAGCCGCTAACAGTCTGCTTAAAAAAGAAGATGATGACCCTGATGAACGAGCGACCCAACAATATATATGGCGAGAATATGCGTATCATCATATTAGATTCGGGATACAAGGAGGGACTTGATGTTTTTGATGTGAAATACATGCATATCTTAGAGCCCCTAGAGACCAAGGCAGAATATACGCAGGTTATAGGCAGAGGCACTAGGTATTGCGGACAATCCGGACTACCCTTCACACCTAATGTAGGGTGGGCTCTTAATATTTATAGATACAATCTTAGATATGATAATGACAATACAGTCCATGACCTCTATATTAAGCATAGCAACAAGAACATAAGCGCCTTCAACTTCATAGCAGACATAGAGGCTATTATTGTTGCGTCCGCTGTAGATACCCCGCTAACCGAAAACCTCCATTTGCTGAGCGAGAAGAACAACCGCTTCTATACCTCTATGATGGCGAAGAATAATATCAAGGTTGTCGTAAAGCCAAAACGCCGTGATTTAATAGAGGTTGTCAATAACATACGAGGCAAAATATACACTAACGACACAGTAATAGATTGTAAGAAGAAATGTAAGGGGTTGCTAGAAGAATTCCCTGCTGCTAATGCTCTCCTCATTATTGCCGCAGTATTCGTCATAGATAAGATTGGCGACCGTGAAGATATCAAGAATACCCAGAAGGGCAAAAAGTTATATAAAGGCAACTTGAATAACAAGGTGCAAAACTATGTTAGAGACAGCGAATTACTAAAGTATTTGAATGAGAGATACCCGAAGCCTTTGCTATGTAATGTTATAGATAAGAACCAAAACTACTGCGATGCTATAAATAAACTGTGGATGAACCCTATACCTTTTCTAAAATTATTTGGAGATAAGATTATAGAGAACTTGAACTATTATAAGAAGGTTAATGCGATTACCGACAAGAACTATGCGGATGCCCTCAAGTTTATCTTTGAATATAAAAGCAAGTTAATACCGCAGAAGCCGAAGTACGAGGCTGTCCCTCCTAAAGTGAAGATGACTAACTTTGAATTATATAAGTATGTTGAGAAGCACTATGCTCCTTATAAGTGGGAGCATATAAATATCGTTAATAAATGCGTCGTAGCAGCGGATGCGGCGGATGCGGCGGATGCCGAAACTGACGCTAAGCCGCCTGTGCCCGCCCCAAAAAACAACATAGTAACATTCTCGCATACCCAGAACTTCGTCCAAAAGTTCTTGACGCCTCAATCGCCCTACAAAGGACTTCTATTATTCCACAGCGTCGGCTCAGGCAAAACTTGTACGGCTATTGCTACGGCTACCAACTCATTTGACAGGGAAGGCTATAAGATACTGTGGGTCACTAGGCATACCCTAAAAGAGGATATATGGAAGAATATGTTTGACAACATTTGTAATGTTATAATACAAGACCGCCTCAATAACGGCGAAATATTACCATCCACCAAGGCAAAACGGATGGAGTTTTTAGGAAAGAATTGGCTACCGCCGATATCATATAAGCAATTTACTAATCTTATTAAGGGGAAGAATAAGTATTATAAGCAGATGGTAGCCATAAATGGTAAGGAGGACCCGTTCAGGAAGACGCTTATAATCATAGACGAAATCCATAAGATATACAGTTCGTCGCTCTCGGCGTTAGAAAAGCCGAACCCCGAAGTGCTCCAGAGTATGGTACAGAACTCATATAAGGTGTCAGGGGACAACTCGCTTAAACTGTTGCTTATGACGGCTACGCCTATTACCGACGACCACATGAGTTGTGTGAAGATAATCAATCTATTATTAGAGAATTATGAGAGGTTTCCAGAGGAGTTTGACAGATTTAAGACGATGTTCTGTAATGAGAATGGGCTATTCACGGATAAAGGGTCGCAAGAATTTATGAATAGGATTACGGGTTTAGTAAGTTATATTGACAGGGCAAATGACCGCAGCCAGTTTGCCTATCCTGTAATAAGGGATATATTACTTGATGTTGAGAAGAAACAGATAAACACCGAAGGGATTAAAGAAATCAATAATAAGATACAGGAATACGAAGACCGCTTAAATAACAAGGAGGTTAAATTGAATAAGGAGGAGATAAAGGAGATTAAGAAGGAGATTAACGGGATGAAAAAGGAGAAGAAAAATGCCGACAAGATGAAAGATGAGCCTAGCGATGTTATAGATTTTATTAATAAATGTCTTAAAATAAAACCAGTCCGTAAAGCGAATGCTAAAGCAGCCGCTGCTGATAGCGATGATGAAGATGCTGGAGCGAAAGCGGCGAAAGAATGTCCTGAAGGCAAGGTATTAAACCCTAATACTGGACGCTGTATAACAGACAAGTCAGCGAAAGCAGGAAAGGAGCCAAAAGCGGCAAAAGCAGCCAAGCCGCCCAAGGAATGCCCTGAAGGCAAGGTATTAAACCCTAAGACTGGACGCTGTATAAAACAAAAAGAGCGAGATGCTAAATTCAGTTTCTAGTCCCTTAGGTGCGTAAGAATGAATATAAGAATAATAGGAAAATATATATAGATATGTATATATTATTATATTCAATAGTTATATCGGCGTTTATTCTAGGTGCCTATCAATATATAGACAGCATTAACAGGGATACTAGTGCGGAGCCCTATGACATTACTAAGGATTTATTCACAATCAATAATATTGCTATTTATATGGCTATAGTATCCTCGGTATTCTTCGTATTACATTTGGCGTTTAACGATGACGCTGATATATTTGCGTCGCTAGGTATATTTGAGAATGACAAAGACATTACTGGATATGAAATAAAAAAAACAAGTGTAAATCCTAATGTGCTAAGAAACGCTACAGACCCTATGAAAATGGGCTTTGAGCCCTACAATAGCGGAGGCTCTAAGAGCGATACAGGGACTGATGCATCTTCTGTGTCATCGTCTGATTGTTCTGTGGATAGCGACGATTAGGACGCTAGGCTACCGACTTAGGGTCAATATTTAGAGACCGCAGTATCCGCTTGTATAATACGGGAGAGAAGTTGGCTACCGACCCGTTCTCATATTCCTTTATAATTTTTTCTTGAATTCCTAATTTGCGTGCTAAATCTATTTGCTTTAGCCCTAAGGCATTCCTTGCTGTTGATATTGCTAGCGATTGTTCGTGGGTTATCTTGTTTAACTTTGGTATTTCCTCGTTGTTTAATCGCTGAAACTCCTTATTACCCACAGGTTTTGCTGTAGTATGCTGAGCCGTATTTGCGGCGCTTTTGCTTCTAATCACTACAGGCTCCCAATCTTGATAGTGTGCGTTCATTTTTATTTTATTATTATAATATAAAGCCTTTTATTTTTATATATACTATATAGAACCAATTATAGATATTATGCCTGTTGCTAAGAAAATTAGAAGTTGCCCTGAAGGCAAGGAGTTAAAACCTTCAACAGGAAGGTGCGTTAAAAAGTGTAAGCCGAACCGTGTAAGAGACCCTGATACTTTCAAGTGTATCAAGAACCCTAAAAATCATGTGTTAAATCCTATAACAGGTCGTCAAGTTAAACGAGGCTATTATCACGGAATAGAGAAGGCACATGCTCGTATATTACAAGCAATCGTTAGGCGTAAAATAACAAAAGGCAAGCCTTCATCGGGAACGCCAGAGCAATATAAGAGAATGTCTCCTGCGGCTAGGAGTTCTATGTCGTCGGCTTCGTCTTCGTCGTCCGCTTCACGGTCTTCGTCGTCTTCTGCTGTATTTAACCCGCATAAGCCTTTTATATCTCCTAAACCTAAGAAATCTTCCTCTGCTTCGGCTTCTCCTAAATCTAATTCATCATCTCTTCTAGGTTCCCCTGCTCGTTCCTCTAGGGCTTCTTTATCTTCCTCTCGTTCCTCGCATTCCTCTCGTTCCGCTTCGCATTCCTCGTCTAACTCAGCCGCAGCAGCCGCAGCAGCCGCATATAGCGTATCATCACCAAAGCATATAATGAGGTTTATGGACGGCAAACGCAAAGGAGAGATTGTAAAAATAAGAAAGTATGATTATTAGACGCTTCGCCGCTTCGCTTTTTCCTTAAGTAGTAAGCGTTCCTAAGCAGATGCGGAAGCCGTTATCCTATTAGTATTCCTGCTGAAGTCGCCATCAGCCATCGTGCGTATAAATAGAAGGCTATTAATGGGACAGACAGACGGCTTTTTCTGTAATACGAAGCCGTTGTCGGTCGCTATTCTAGCCATAATGTTTCCTTCATAGGTCATTAGTGATATGTATTTTTTATTTGTAGGACATAGTAATAAGGCATAGTCTATCAATATTTTCCCTAACTTTTTCCCACGCATATTGGTATCTATAAACACCTCTTGGATATAGAAGGTATCCACCATATCGCCTACGCTGTCTGTGTCGTCTATATTGAATGCCCTAGACTTCTTTATTACTAAAAATCCCATCATCAAATCACCTACATATAACCCGTATATCTGGTGCTTTAGGATATAGTCTTGAACTTCTGCTATAATACTCTTCTTGTCATATTCGTCTTTTGTATGCTTCTTATAATTATAATATTGTAAATACGCCATCATCTTATCCTTATTTTTATTCAATACCATTCTAACAACCACGGTTTTACCATCCTTATCCTTGTATTCCTTTATGCTCTTATTATATTTTCTCATAATATCATTATATTCGGTCTTGCGTTCCTCTAGTATCCTGCTTGACCTGTTAATAGTTATAAGCCTGTTTAACAGATGCCCTGATTTGTTCCCTACAAATGTCTTCACTCTGTCAAAATACAGGTCTCTTTTAACCTGTATAGAGCCATTACTGGTTTTTATATCCATATTTAACAATAGGTGATTTGGTATAGCCGAAACATACTTGAGTTTATTCTTCCACTTCTCTATATTGCCCTCAACAACTTCCATCTTTGTTAGAGGGTCGTTGTATGAATTAGACATAATGCTCGTTATCCTAATTATAATGTATAAATAAATATATACTTTGTATCTTGTCAGTTTTTCTAGTAAGTTGAAATAATAGTTGTAGGAGACCATTTGTGGTGTCATAAAGGATAAAAGGGTATTGCTAGCGAGGCTTGCGATGCTTGCGATGCTTGCGATGCTTAGATAAAGTTAGAAACTTTTAGAGATTTTTAGGAAAATATAAAGTTGTAAAAGTTTTTAGAAATAGTTAAAAGTTTATAAGTTTATAAAAGATAATAATAAATAAAGTTAAGTAATAATTATAGGCATCTTCTATTACCATTATAGGCATCTTCTATAACATAACCTAGTATCCTCCCGCATATAATGCGATATCCCGCATCATATATAAAGAAATATGCGAAGCATAAATACTCTTAATATATGATGCGATATCCCGCATAACACATCAATAATACTTCTATAACCATTATAGGAGACTTCTATTACCATCCTTGATGTTCTCTATGTTCTATCCCTCGCAAATCCTAGGGCACTAGCCGTGCTGCCGACCACTAAGATAATATAGAGGTTGTCTCTTACCATTACTGGTGTCATAAAGAATAAAAAGAATAATACTAGGTATTTTAGCGAATGCGAGGAAGACTTAGATAAGTTAGAAACTTTTAGAGATTTTTAGGAAAATATAAAGTTGTAAAAGTTTTTAGAAATAGTTAAAAGTTTATAAGTTTATAAAAGATAATAATAAATAAAGTTAAGTAATAATTATAGGCATCTTCTATTACCATTATAGGCATCTTCTATAACATAACCTAGTATCCTCCCGCATATAATGCGATATCCCGCATCATATATAAAGAAATATGCGAAGCATAAATACTCTTAATATATGATGCGATATCCCGCATAACACATCAATAATACTTCTATAACCATTATAGGAGACTTCTATTACCATCCTTGATGTTCTCTATGTTCTATCCCTCGCAAATCCTAGGGCACTAGCCGTGCTACCGACCACTAAGATAATATAGAGGTTGTCTCTTACCATTACTGGTGTCATAAAGAATAAAAAGAATAATACTAGGTATTTTAGCGAATGCGAGGAAGACTTAGATAAGTTAGAAACTTTTAGAGTTTTTTAGGAAAATAGAAGGTTGTAAAAGTTTTTAGAAATAGTAAAAAGTTTATAAGTTTATAAAAGATAATAATAAATAAAGTTAAGTAATAATTATAGGTATCTTCTATTACCATTATAGGCATCTTCTATAACCATTATAGGAGACTTCTATTACCATCCTTGATGTTCTCTATGTTCTATCCCTCGCAAATCCTAGGGCACTAGCCGTGCTGCTTCGCTACCGACCACTAAGATAATATAGAGGTTGTCTCTTACCATTACTGGTGTCATAAAGAATAAAAAGAATAATACTAGGTATTTTAGCGAATGCGAGGAAGACTTAGATAAGTTAGAAACTTTTAGGAAAATATAAAGTTGTAAAAGTTTTTAGAAATAGTAAAAAGTTTCTAAGTTTATAAAAGATAAGTAATAATTATAGGAGACACCTCTTAACATCGTTCTATTGTCATTCCTGATGTTCTCTATGCTGTATCCTTAGCATTACTAGGCGATTTTAGGAGGATATATAGCATAGTTTAGCGTGATTTGCTAATCATTAGAACCTCCTATTACCATTACTGGTATCATAAAGGATATTACTAAGTATTTTTAGATAAGTAAGGATACTTAGAACCTTTTAGAATTTTTATAAAAATATATTCTATATTATGCCGCAAACACATGCTTCGCAGACTTCTAGGTCTCCTATATCGCCTCTAACCTTCTTCAAAAATCTCAAAGATAAACCTAAAAAACCTAAGAAGGATATATCGCCTCTAACATTCTTTAAAAATCTTAAAGATAAACCTGTAAAAAGAAAGTTAGCGACACGCAAATCTACATCTCCAAAGCGTGAAACATCAATTGAAAGCCGTATGAAAATAATAGAAAGGAATATGAAAGAAATAGATGAGAAGGTTAAGAGAATAAATAGCAACGCATATCACACCATATCTTTTCTAGATGGTAATAGGAAAGGAGCCAAAGTATTACTTAGAAAAAAACAATAAAACAATAAACTCTATGTCTTTCTATTTCCTATCGCCAGTGTCTCTAATAACATCATAATAAAACCTCTTATTTAAGGAGTAATAGCACGACGGCTTGAACTTTCTTCCAAATAAACAAGGGCTCTTCAATAAATGCTCCAGTTCCTCCTCGCTAATACTCTTATAATTCTTTAATTCTCTGTCAGACACATACTTATAGTTCATATCTTCCCAGTTCGCAAAAGTTGTCGCCATTTCTGGTGGTTCGTCATAAGAGGTCGCTATAATCTCTTTGTCTAACGAAGTATTATAAAAATACGAAAGATAAGATATATAACATAGTTCGTCTGGAGCATAAGTATCCTTAAACCATACTAAGTAATTACTAGCGGCAGCGGTGCCCGCTAACAACTCAGCGTGTCTCCTATTAAGGATAGACCATTGTGCCGACTTCTTTATATGCTCCTTTGGTATATATTTAAGGGCTACGGCACAATCAGGGAAACAATCCTCGCTACCTGCTATATGGAAATACGAATATCTAGGGTCTAGGTAATTATAAATATACTTAAAGGTTTTTAGAGGAATACAAGAGCCCGACAAAAATACAAAATGCTTATTGTCTTTGTCCTTTAAGGCTTCACGCAAAAGGACATTTTGTGCCTTCACTATAGATATGTCAGCATATCTAGTATCTATCGTCTTACTCTTATTTATCTTGTAATCATTAAAGAACTCTAAGTTATCGTCAGTTTTGTAATGAATATAAATGTTATACTTGGTCTTCGCTATTCCATTAAAGAAGTTGAACCAGAGATGTTCGTGATTGATAGCGTCGTATATCAAAAAAAGGAATGCTATCTTCATTAAGGATATGTTAAGATATGTTAAAGTATCGGGATATCTAAATATATTGATTTCTCATATATTTATATAATAAAAAATAGGTGTTCACTATGGGACTTGAACCCATAATCTTCGCTTCATAAGAGCGACGCCCTAACCGATTAGGCCAAGCGAACAATTGTAATGGTGTAGCAGAAGGATTGGGAACAATCCTGGATGTTCCCAATCCCGCTACATACTATATAATATAGGTTATCCTTATATGGTTTTTTAGGCTTTGCATCCTTTCTTAATCGGGTTAATCCTTATGGCAAATTCGTTGGTCGTCATCGGCTCCAATAAATCGCTGTCTAGCCTGTTAGAGAATGCGTTAGATTTGTCGGGCATCTTGGTAATACTACAGTTGTCAAATACCGGCGACGACTGATAAATCATCCCGACATTTCCAGAATCACGAGCGGCTATGCTGTTCTCAAACGGCTTCTTAGTAGTCATCTCTATATCGGCAGGGTCGGCGTTAATATTGACATTTCCAGGATTGGGCGTATATCCGGCACTCATCATTATACCCTCTCGTGTCCCGTCAATCTCGGCGTTTTCGTCAGCAGTCCTGTCAGTTTGCCTGTAATCCCCTCCAGCACCCGCACCCGCTATACCATACTCGTTGGTGTCTGATATAAATTGCTTGTGGGTATTCTTCAGTTCCACATTAGCACTCATATAACCACCGAACAATCCCTCAAGTATCCCTCCTAAGAACCCGTTCGCCGACTTGCCGACTATCATCGTCTCTTTCATAGTGGTTTTAGCGACTAAATCAGGATTATAAAGCGTCACCTTGTAAGTCGTGCCTCCTATATTGCGGACGCTATCTATCTTCGGTAATGTTTGCCTGAGCGTCTTCTTCGCATCGTTCTCGTCAAACATTATATAGCCGACACCCTTTTCGCCCTTGATATTTGCTACATTCGTATCGTGTATCATCGTTTCTTTAACGGTCGTCTTAGCACTGTCCGTTAATGCCGAGTATGTCTCCTTGTTCCCTGTAAGATTGATGCTTTCGCTATCGTGTATCGTGGTTTCCTTCACGGTCGTCTTAGCGTTGTCGGTTATAGTTGAGTAGGTCTCTTTGTTCCCTGTAAGATTGACGGTCTCGCTGTCATATAGGGTGGTTTCCTTCACGGTCTTTTTGGCGTCGTCGGTTAAAGCCGTGTATGTCTCCTTGTTGCCCGTAAGATTGATGGTCTCGCTGTCGTGTATTGTGGTTTCTTTCACCGTGGTTTTCATAATATGATTGTCAGGGTCATAGGTGGTTGCTTTGCTTGGTATCTGGATGCTAGGGTTGCCTACAGCACGCACAGCCTCAACCGTATATTCTTTCATAGTATATTTTAGAGCGTCCATTATAGGGGCTACAATTGCCTTAACTAGCGAGGATACATTAGATACGACGGTGCGGGTCTCGGTCGTCATTCGCTCGTTGTCATATAGCGTAATAGCACTTTTACCGTAATCATTCTCTATTCCTTGTCCTGGGGAGTTCTCGCCGTATTTAGCGGCACCCTTGTATTCTATGTGGAATTCGGGGCGTGCGGTAGGTCTAACATTTTCTGCCGGTCTCTCCGCATCTTTCATAACTGCTCCTGTAGTTTTTAGCCACATATCAGGCGTAACCTCGTAGTTTGTGTCAGGACGGTTCTTGTCAAATGGCGTTATTACGGCTCGCTGCTCTATGCCCTTCGGGGGTGCTTGCATCGGTATCTCAAAGTAGGTCTCTTTCTGGTTAATCTTGCTTCGCAGGTCGTCTAGTGTGCGAGGTTTAGCGTAATCGGCGGTATCCATTTGGTGAAATCCTCCGCTAGGTGCTGCGTCATATCCTTTGTTGATACCAGGACCTACTCGTATTTTCTCTATAGGAAAAAAGTTATTCACTCGTGATGAGTTGTTTATTCGGGACTTTAAGAAGTCGTCGTTATTCTTCATACTACAGACATTTCCTCCAGCATTCATCTCGGGCTTGAATAAACACGGCACCTCCTTTTTGCTTTGCCAGAACTGGTTGTTCCCTGTCTTGGTATCAAACACCGACGACATATTCTCTATGTTGGTATTCTGCGTAACATTCTTGCGTAAGAAAGGGGTCATATTGTTATGCGAGAAGTCCCCTTTGTTTATCCTTTCGCCGGTTAAAGAAGATACGAAGTTCTCGCTGCCGCCGCCTACGCTTCTGCCGCCTCCGCTACCGCCGCTGTCATCCGCATCAATTCTAGCGAACATATCGGCATACGAGGGTTTAGCGACAATCCCTGTCTCATAAGGCGATTTAGCCTTCTCATATAACTTGTCGCTCCGCTTCTGCTCGTCGGCTTTCACCTTGTCCCAGTATGAAGAACTGTATATGTTATTCATAGAAGGGATATCGTTAGTATCGTTATACCTAACATTATTAGTATTAGACAGGATGTCGTTAGAGTATAAATCCATTATTAATCTTTAATGAATGATGGGAAAAAAATAGTATAAGTATAACTCTATTTATATAAAAAAATAAAATAAGACGCTACGCCTTCGGCTAGCGGGCATACGCCAGAGCCTAGCGGGCATTAATTCTTACATTTAACACTAGGATACATCGTGCCGTAAGGGTATCCCGGGGAGTATGCTTGATTGTCCTTAGCCTTGTTTTTCCACTCGTCTAAGTCGCCCATCAGTTTAGCACCATCGCCATTAGCCTTCGGCAAAAACCCTGATTGGTCTTCAGGCAATTCAATACAAGGAGTGTGGTTATCCTTAGCAACCATCCGGTAATTAACCGGTATCCTGTCAAACGCCTCAATCGCCCGTGCCTGCGGGTCAAAGCACAGCCACTCCCAGCGGTTAATGCCCGTCTCCTTTAGGGTGCACGGCGGGTTAGAGAGCCTCGTATCTTCACGGGGCGCCATACAGGAGCGAGGCTGAATGGCTCCTTTAATATTACATCCGGTAGGCTCGTAGCGTCCTGGAAGATATTCGTCGGCATTACACTTAGTATTCTTATAGTTTAAACCAAGCAACTCACTCGAGTCATCTACAGCCTTTTTCATACTACAGGTATTTTGTCCGTAACTCTGGTATCTTAAAGCAGGGTCGTTGGGGACATCTTGGAAACACTCTACGCAATCGTTATAAGGGGTCTCTAGGTGATACAGTCCAGGACCCACAGCCCTCTTTAACTGCTCCTTATAACTACAACTGTCGTAATTCAACCTCGTATCTATATATTGGTTCATATCTAATAAAATAATATATTATTTTATACATAAATAAATAGATATGCTTATATTACCTTTATTCGCAACTTACCTAGAAATAATTAACGGGTCGGCAGAGGGCTTCCATAATGAATATAATAATGTTTATGATAAGAACGGCGAGATAATAGAGAATGACGGGTTAAAATACGATATAATAAGTGCTATATACCTCCTTATGCGAGGATACAACGCTAACTACTATTATCGCTGGGGTATAATAGACCACATTTGTATAGTGCTGCTATATATTTTAACATTATTGATATCGGTCTTTGCGGCATACCTGTCTTTCAGTTGCACTTGGAAAGGAATGATAGATAACATTATGGCTCGGCTTCTCTTTGCGTTTATTGCGTTTATGCTCGGTCCATTCTACCTCGTCTGGTATTTCTTTGTTAATTATTTGGGCGGTCTGTGCTAGACGACAGCCTAGTATGCTAGCATTCCTAGCGGTATTATAGATATCATAATATAATTATAAAAAGAATTAAGAATGTCGCCGCTACGCTGCTACGCTCCGTCATTACGAACATTTATTGTAGTTTATGTGGGGCGGCAGCGGCACTTCACGATACATTATGGATTGACAAGCGGGCAAATGAAGCAGCGTGGTATCAATAGGTGCCGTCTTGTCATTCTTTATTATCCCGTCATTCGTGGGGACATACAGGTTAGCACCGCACTTAGAGATGATGCGGGTCTGTCCTCGCAGTTCGCTATCTAAATCCACGAGGTTTCCTTGCACATGAGAAACAGCGGTTCCACCGACAAATCCTAGTTGGTGGCGGCATTTATTTTCGTGTTCGTATCTATATGGAGATAGAACATAACTTAGCGTTGATACATTTTCTTGGAGGTCTTGTTTATAGGAACAGGTGTCGTATGTTGTTCTATTAAAACTCATATTATCTTCTATTATATAATATTTTTTTTATTATTAGTATAATAAATTATACCGTATAACATAAAACATAACTTGTGTTATACCGTCATATTCTTATTGCGTCCTACCCAATTACAATTCTTGTTGAACTCGGCACGATGTATATAAGAGCGGGTATCTTCACCGCCGTTCGTCCATACCGGAACTATATTGTTGGGGTCTTGGATGTCTTTCATAAAATCCAGCAGCGGTATAAAGTTATTCATTTCTTTCTCCATTATCTGCTTCTTACACATATAAGGGTTAGTGTTGGTGCCTTCAATAAGGTTCAGTTCTTCACCGATGTTTCCTGCTCCGCATCTTAGGCTAGGTCCCGAAGTGAAGATGCGGTTGTTTAACTGTATCTTACATTTGTCGTGCGTCAAACCGTCGGGATTATTGCGAAGCATAGAATAGTTGTCTATTAGACAGTCGTCCGACAAACCATATCCTGGGCGTCCTCGTAAATTGGGGTGTTCCAAATAGCCCTCTGTCATCCTAACATTAGGATTTTCGCAACTGGCGAAGTTATTTGGGAGCAGATTGTATTCGGTTATTTTGGTGTTGTGTAGTTCTTTAGCGGTCTTCCAACAGTCGTCCGAGCAAATGCTTGTTGATGTTTCAAATATATTATTATTCATTATCTATTTGTAAATAATAAATAAAAAAATTATTTATCTATATATTCTCAATATACCCTCGCTTCTTGTAATTGCTGCTTGTCGTATCCTTTATATCCTTTATCATTCTTAACATAATCCTTTCCTCTGTATTCTCTATATTATAGGTTATAGATGTTGTCTTCTTCTTCTTTAACATAGTAATATTCTTTAAATATTTATATAATATAGAATGGATAAAAGACATAGCGGCTCTAGTGCTACTAGCGGCTCTAGTGCTACTAGCGGCTCTAGCAAGTTATCTTCAGTTATATTAGGTTTTAACACATTAGGACGAATATCGTCTCCTAGAGCATCTCCTGCTAGGAGCGGTTCTGCTAGGAGCGGTTCTGCTCCAGCCCCTATAATACCGATTAAAACATCTCCTGTGTTCTCGCCTAAAAAACCTAGTAAGTTATCACCGGTAAAACCACAAACGCCTGTTGCGAAGTCTGCGAAGTCTGCTAACAAAAATAAAATACATCCCGTTATACATACAGGACATGTAGGGCAAGCAGCGCAAGCGGAGCAGGCACAAGTTGTTGCTAATAAAAAGTTTAAATTACCAGACAAATTTCTAGCGATATATTATGTTGATTTGATATATGAAACGATTAGAAGGTTGTCTTTAGTAATAATAAATTTGATAAATGTATTTGGGAATGAAACACAACATCCTATATTTAAGGAGAATGCTGTGAGTAAATTAGAAAGTATGATAAAAGATATAGATAAAGATAGATATATGTATTTGCCAAGAGACATTAAAGATAAGAAAAAAATAAATATCAAAGAATTATATTTATATGTAAAAATATTAATCAAAAAACCACAAGATAAATTTACCTTCGCAATTATGATGACAGCCATCCTAGAGGAACAAGGAGTTGATGATAATGAAATAGTCGTGTATATCGATAATGTGCTTAATAAGTATACCCATCTACAGTTAAAAATGCATATATCTTGGCAATACCTTAATTTAACTAGCAATATTATCCGTTTTGCCTCTAAAATTGATAACAGATGCGTATCTGATAAATTACAATCACTTGAAGCGGTGATGGCTAATTTTATAGATATTATTACACCAACCGAAAAGAAAAATGAGACAAGATTATTTATTTTTATATATCTTAAAACTATGTTTTAGATAATTTGTTAAATGTTCTCTCTTTATTTTGGTAGTTATTATATCTTTTATTACTCTTTCTATATCTTCGTATGTATTAGGACTTTCCTTTTTTATATAATGTTTTAATTGACTGAAAAATTCTTCTATTGCATTTGTTTCTGGATGATATGGGACACTATATAATAAATTATTATTACCTTCTTCTATTATTTGTCTTATTATTTTTGACCTATGTATAACTGCATTATCCATTATAATTAAATAGTTTTTATATTTATCTTTAATACTATTGTTATAAAAATCTATTATATTAGTTGTTTTTAACCCACCTTTTATGTCTTTGTATAATACATAATCAACTATTTTATTAGCAGTAATAGCAAATAATAAGTTATATCTTTTATAAGGATACTTATAAGTTTTATCTATTACTCTTGTTCCGCTTTTACTTCTACCATAAGATGGTTTCATATTTAGATAAATAGAAGTTTCATCTAAACATATTGTTTTGTCATAACTAAACCCCTTTAATTTATTATAAAAAGCTTCTAAATCTTCTTTCTCCTGTCCTTCTTTCTTTTCAGGATAATATTTACTTCTTAATTTTTTTCTTGTAATTTTATTTGATTGTAATATATTATATATTGAATGGTCTGATAATTTTACCTTGTATTTATTATTTATCAATTTAGAAAATTCCCATAATGTAGTTGTTGGATATAACTTAACATAATGTTTAACAAATGTTGATATTTCTTGTGTTATTTTTAAAGGTTTATTAACTCTTTTCTTTTTATCGATATTACCATCTTTAATATATTTTATTTTCCATTTAGATAAAGATTGATATTTACAATTAAATATTTTATTACATACATCTCTCATCGTTTTATTATGTGTTAAATAATATTTTACAGCGGTTAATTTATAATCTTTGCTATGTTGTTCTACCATTTTATCTAATTATATTAAATGTATTTAAAAATAAATCACATAATAATATATAACATTATGGATATTACTAAACTGATAGAAGAAAATGAAAATCTTAAAACTGAAATTATAGAATTAAAGGAACAATTAAAGAAATATACTTATGGTAATACACATAAACGATATTATGAAAAAAATAAAGAAAGAGTAAAAGAAGGTGGTGCAAACTATCTTAAAAAGTTAAAAGAAGAGAACCCTGAGAAATTAAAAGAATACAGAAGAACTGCTTATCTAAAGAATAAGAATAAGTTGAAAGAAGTCATGTTATAAATAATAAAAAATTGATATATTTATATGATATATAATTATATATAAAATAATGTCAAATAACAAAGGTATTCCAACTATCGGTGTAAGAGGTATTCAATTTAGAAGTAGAATTGAAGCACAATGGGCTTATATCTTTGAAAAGTTAGGATGGGATTGGGAATACGAACCAATAGATTTACAAGGATATATTCCTGACTTTATTATCAAGTTTGATGGTGATAATGAGATATTGATAGAAATAAAAGGAGATACTAATATATGGAAAGAAGAAGTATACAAAGAGCATAAAGAAAAAATAATTAAATCAGGATGGAAAGGTATATTTGGTATATTAGGAAGTACATATAAAAATAGTGAAAATTGGGGAGATAACAATTGTCCTATTATTGGAATAGTATGTTATCAATATGATAGTAAATGGATTGATGATGATTTAATAATCAGGAAAGAAGGAGATAGGCGACATAAATGCTTAAACTTAAAAGATGGATGGTTTTTTGGAGGTGATCTACTACTATATGATATATGTGGCGGATTTTGGAAAGATACAATAGAAACAAAAAAAGATTTTGAAAAGATATGGGTAGATGCAAAAAATAAGGTTCAGTGGAAAGGAGAACAAAATAAAAGTAAAAGTAATTTTACACCAAAAAGAAGTAAAGAAGTAGGAGAAGGTTATATAAAATATGAAGGACTTTCAGATGAAGAAAGTAAATATTTTAGAGAAATTCTTAAAACATTTGATAAAATAATTGATAAAGAGTTTCTAAATCTTAAAACAATAAAAGATATACTAATACATGAACTTATAAATCAAGATGATAAAAAAAGGATTATGAGATGTTATGAAAAAGTGAAAATGCACTATGAAATGTGTAATGAATTACCAATATGGGGAAATATAGACATATTTATTGATAATAAAGCATATATATACAAAGTTCATTATGATAAATCAATAGAATATTTACATACAAATGATATGAATAAATATAAAAAAATAACACTTGGTGTTCCGCAAGAACCTGTTGAAATGAATGAAAATAATTTTATGGATATATAAAAAATATTAAAAATCATATAAGGATATTTACATATATACTATATAGATATATACATAATGAAGAAACCACCTGATAAGTATAAATGTATTAAATTACCTATTACTTCTATTCTTAATAATAATGAGGAAAGCCAAAAAATCTTTAATTCCATTCAAGATGCAGTTTATAGAACAAATTATATTACTACAAAAACAAGTTTGTTATTGAGATTATGGTGTTTAGAAAAATTTCATAATGGTATTGAAATTCCTTTAATTAACGAAAATACTATTAAGATGTCTATGAAATCACTTATATTACCATCAAGTGGTCCTAAACCTAAAAATAATAATCTTTTACTATTAAATGAATTTAAAAACTTACATAATTTTACATTAGAAGATGGTGTTAATTTATCTTCTATTTTAGATTATTATGCTATTACAATTTTAACTTCTATTGAAACCAATATTAAAATGCATTTTTTTGACTATGTAAATCGTTTTATAAACTCTTATTTTAAAGTTTTTTATAAAAATGAAATTACTAATAAAGACTTTAAAAAGCAGTTATTTAAAGATTTATATGTTGTTAAAAATGATATATTAAATGGCTCTTTAAAATCTAACATTAAGTTCCATAACTGGATAAATGAATATCGTTTCAAGATAGTTCCAGAAGAATTTGAAATCAATTATTATTATGATGTTAAAGCGACACCTCAAAAGTATCTTAAATACATGATTTTTATGAATATTGAATTAGAAAAAATAGAGGGTAAAATGTATCAATTCTTTCCCTTACAATCATCTATAATTCCAAGACATATTCAAATTGATACTAAAGCAATAATAGAACTTTTAGTAGATAAAGGGAAAAAAGAGTATTTAGACAATATAGAACTTAATAAAGAGTTCTTATGGGACAAATATTTTAATATAACTCAAAAAATAAAAGATTATAAGTTTGACAATACTATTATTACTGATGGTTATGCAACTTCTTTAAGATTTATTCATAATGATTATATTGAAGGTGAAAAGATTAAAAAGGAAAAGATGAAGAAAGGACGAAAAGATGCTAAAGAAATGACTGAAGAAGATAAGGAAAAAAAGAAATTGGATAAAAAAATATTACAAGATGAAAAGAAAGAGTTAAATAAATTAAAACAAAAGGATAAACCTAAAAAGATTGAAAAAATACAAGAGTTTCCCTATATTGATGATGTTGAAAAAGAAGATTTAGAAGGAAAACATATTTTTATTGATCCTGGTAAAAGAAGTTTATTTACTATGATGAATGATGATGGTAGGTTTTATTCTTATACTAATAAACAAAGAGTAAATGAAACCAAAAGACTAAAATATCAAAACATTCTAAAAAAATATAGAGATGAATTAGAAATTACATCAAAAGAGAATGAACTATCGTCATATAATTCTAAAAGTTGTATTATAAATAAATATAGAGAATTTATAACAAAAAAAATAAACACTAATGAAGTATTATATAAGTTATATCAAAATAATAAATTTAGACAATATAAATGGTATGCTTTTATAAACAAAAAACGAACAGAAGATAATATGCTTAATAAAATTGAAAAGACATATACAAAAGATAGTATTATTATAATTGGTGATTGGAGTATTGGTAAGCAAATGAAAAACTTTATTTCTACACCTAATCTATCATTAAAAAGAAAATTACAAGAGCGTTTTAAGGTTTATGATATTGATGAATATAGAACTTCTTGTCTTAATTACAAGACAGAAGAATTAAGTAAAAACCTTTATCTACCAGATAAAAGAAATAAGGAGCGAAAGATGCATTCTATCCTAACATATAAAATGGAAAATAAACGGAATGGTTGTATCAATCGTGATAAGAATGGTTGTAAAAATATTCAAAAAGTATTTAACTATTATATAGAATATGATGAACGACCAGAAAGATATAAGAGAGGAGTTGATTTACAAAAACTACAAACCGCAATAGTGCCGTCAAATTGTAGTTAGTCGCTTAAATGCGATCATTTACACCGATAGAAAAGATGAATAACATAATTATTATATTTTTTATAATAGTTTTGTCTCATTTTTCTTTTCGGTTGGTGTAATAACACATTTAATGATAGTAATATAGAACATTCAAGCACTTTTTCAGGAGGACTTGTATTTTTTCCCAATTTTAGATATAACAAAGATGACAACGAATATACTCCATTAGTTAATAAGTATATAGATGCTAACGCTAATAACTTTAAAAATATATATAAGTATTTTCAAACTACTTTAAAATATTTTCAAAAAAAATTTAATATAATAAATAATGCTGCTGATATTCGGTATTTTAAAGAGTATAAAGATGTTGTAAAAAACATTCCAACCAAGCAATATAATCAAAATGACAGTGGTCTCACAGCAATAGAGAGAACCGCAACGCTACACACAAAAAGAGCAATAGAGAACGCTCAAGAAGGATTTAAAAAAATTGATAAAGAAGTTGAAAGCAAAGTTGTAAGAATTAAAGAACAACTTGATAATATGAATGAAATAATTAAGGAGACACAAAAAGAAACAGATAATTTATATCATAAACTAGACTAGCACTTTTAACTGTGTGTCGGTATATTCTCAATATACTCCCGCTTCTTATAATTCTCTAATAGGTCGCTCTTTATATCAAACTTGATTGTCTCGTATTCCTGTGCGTATTCCTTATCTAACTTGTGGTTCTTATATTCGTGTATCCGCCAGTCGTCGTTGTTGATACTAACACCGACAGTCTCGTCTATTGTGTCATCCACCTTGTATATCTTGTTGAAGGTCTCGCTAGAGGTCTCGCTAGAGGTCTCGCTAGAGGTCTCCTTGGAGGTCTCGCTTGCGGCAACAGGCGATGCTGTTGTGTCCCCGTATGCCCTAGCATCCTTTATAGCCCTTAGTTCATCGCATTTCTTAACATTTTTAACCTTGTAATGTAGCAGGTTCTCTTCGCCCTTATCATTCTTAACATAATCCTTATATTCTAATTCGGTAGTAGAAAGTCCTCCGGTAGTTTCTATATTATAGGTTATAGATGTGGTCTTTTTCATTTTATTATAATATAATATACATTAAATATTTATATAATATAGAATGGATAGAAGACATAGTGCTCCTAGCGGCATTAGAGGGTTATCTTCTGTTAAATTAGGACGATATTCATCTCCTCGTGTGTCTCCGGCTGTAAAGGCTAAGAGTGCTCCGGTTGTTATGAATAAAAAGGCACCACTCCGTATTACCTATCACAGGTCTCTTATCCCGACACCTCGCGCGTCTCCTCCTCGTGAGCCCTATCACATGTCTCTTATCCCGACACCTCTTGCTCCTCGTAGGTCTCCTGACAAACAAGAGCAATTAGTATTACCTGTTAAGGCTCCGGCTTCCTCATCACCCAAAAAACCTACTAACATATCGCCAGCAAAACCTAAAACCCCCCTAGTGATACCTACTGTAGAGCCAAAAACTAAGTTTAGTTTTTTAAGCAGAAAAAGAATACATCCGGTAAGTAATACAGAGACAGTTCCAGCAGCCGTCGCTCCGGTGGTACATATTGTTCCTAATAAAAATTTAAAATTACCAGACAAATTAATAGCGATATATTATGTCTGTTTGATATACGATACTATTAAAAGGCTGGCTAAAGAGATAAAGGATATAGTAGAAGGTGTAAGCAAACTAACCTATATACAGCCACCTATATTTAATATAGAGGCTGTAGGCAAATTAGAAAAATTAATAGAAGATATAGAAAGGGATACGCATATCTATCATCCTACAAAGTTGAAGGAACCATTTGATATTAAGCAATCTTTCCTATTTATTAAATATCTAATAAAAAAACCAACTAATAAGGACGAATTTTTAAAGTATATGTTAGAAATCATGAGATATCAAAAAGATAAAAAGTTAAATTACCTTGTAAAGAAGATTGCTGAGATATTAGAAGCCCCAAGAAATATAGGGGCATCACCAGAACAAATAAAAAAGAAGCAGATAAAGATAATTAGAGAATACGAAACAAAAAGGCGCGAATTAGATAAAGAGAAAGATGATTACATAGCACACATAGAATATTCATATAAAAACCCAGAAATGTTTAAAAAAACATTAGATACGCAGAATAGAGATTTGCCCGAACTTACTCTTAAGGATATAAAAGATATTAGCCATAAGGAGTTTGAGAAGAAATTACAATCCCTGAACGATACGATGAATGAATTTTTAGGGATTGTTAATAATATATTGAGTGCTGATGTAGAACCTAGCAGAACAGGAGTGTCTGGTTTTACAGGCGGACATATATTGTTTGCTAAATATAGATATAACCAAGATGATAAAGAATATACACCGTTAGTTTATAGATATATAGATGCTTACCGTAAGAACTTCGTAGAAGTTCTTGAATATTTTAATATGTCATACAAATATTTTAAAAAAATAGAGAATAAAATTGCTGCTAGATATACTAGTGAGTATGAAAATGTTGTCGCTAGTCTCCCTACACGCAGAGCCATAGACCCAAACAACACAACAACTGCTGCGATATCTAGAGTAGTATTAACATTTAGAAATATAAAAAATAGGGATGCTGTTATTAAAGATTACGACATAAATCTTGACAATATGAGAAATATAGTTGCTAACACACATAAAGAAATAGATAATATATACCATAGCATTTAAGTAGGCTACTGCTCTGCCTAGCACATACTATTCAATACCTTTAACTGTGCCTCGGTATATTCTTGATGACAGTTCTTACGCAAAGGCAACTTATTTTTACCAAAGATGTCGTCTTCGTGTACCCAATCATTCAGTTCTCGTCTATCCACGATACACGATTGACCGCCACCACAGGGACACGAGCATTTTCCTAAGAGCATCTAGGTATGTTTTGGTTATATTAAGTTATTGTCTTAACATCATTTTTTATATATTTATTTATTAAATAACATTATGGAAAAGCCAGCAACTCTAGCGAAGCCAGCGAAGCCCATAAAGTTCCCTATGCGATATTTGCCGAAAATGCTTGACGCCAAGGATAACCAGAAGCAACTGAAGATGCTTGTAAAATCGCAAAAGCAATATGCGAAGGGCATCTATTATAACCGAGAGAAGGTAGCATCATTCAAGCCGAAGAAATCTAATCACATAGAGAACGCACGCAGAATATACAAGGTTGCTAACATCGCACCCACGAAGGAACTAGCAGTAAAGACAGGGTGTTCTCTAGATACGCTCAATAAGATTGTTAGTAAAGGCGAAGGTGCCTACTATTCGTCAGGGTCTCGTCCAAATCAAACACCGCAATCGTGGGGTCTCGCTAGATTGGCGAGTGCCCTAACGGCAGGCAAAGCGGCTGCGGTTGATTACAAGATAATAAGCGAAGGATGCGACCATAAGAAGAAGGCGTTCATTTTAGCGAACAAGGCAAAACAGAAATACAAAAGCGGGCACGCATCATCTAAGAAAGTTGTTACGACAGGTATATTTAATAAATAATTCCTATAATACCCCCATCTCCCTTACATACCCTCTCGTATCTTCGCAATACAAACATTCAATAGACACTCCTCAAATAGCCGGCTCCTATCCTCGCTAGCACAGCCCGTATCGCATACATTATTATATACCTCTATATTAATGTCGGTATTATGGTTATAGTTTGTAGCGGCGACACAAAAGGTATCCTTCTTAAAACACGAGGTGCATCCTACGACCACCACTATTTTATACTTAAGGCTAGGGTATTTCCTTTGTAATACTCTGTCTAATCTCTTAGCATCGTCAATATCGCAAGTAATCTCTCTGTATTTGCCGTTCTGTTCCTCGTGGTGATAGCACAAATGCCCTTTTCTAATAAAGAGGATTTGTTCGCCAGTTGCCTGACATTCTTCAAACATATTAAGTAATCTTTGACATCTCCTAGAATACTTGTCTTTATCTATGGATATCATTGTATCTTCAAGGAAGTCGTGGTGGAAATAAACATCATCCCTGTTTATCCTTTCTTTACTTAGAGGCTCCGTGAAATCCTTAAAATCACTATCAATACATTTAGACACGCCGTTATACGAAACATTCCAATCAAACGGCAGCGACGCTTTTCGCAGATTGTATTTACTTAAGAAATTGGCGACATCACAATCAATCCCGATAGATACAAACTTCATAGATGAATAATATATATATTTATATAGATATGTATGATATATTTATATCAGTTTATAAAAATAATAAGGACACATTCTAATTCTAAGAATGAGCCGAACTCCTCAAGTCCGTATGTATATTCTCGTAGCACTTAAGACCATTTTCTTTACAAGATGGACCCGTATTATATAGCCAGTCTCCTAGTTTTCCCTGTTCGTTAGGGATAGTAGTTGAAGGCATCGTATAAAACTGCCTAGGTAATAGGGATTTATTATATAGGTCGTCGGTCTCCCTAAATACATTCTCGTTAAAATACTTATTCATATTATTATTTATCTTAGAGTTTTCTATAGAACACGCTGAGAACATATTGTTATTCTCGTCGTATTTGCTATCTAATATGTTAGGGTTCATAAAAGGATTAGACTTCGTCGGCTTAATACACCGCTTGTTATTAACAATATCAAGGTCGTTCGCATTAAGATACTTTTCTATCTGCTTGTTCTTATCATACTGATAGTTAAAGATAATTATAGATATTATCATAATTATCAATACAAATAAGATATATTTAGAATCGTTAAAAACTAATGTAAAAATAATCCCTAAAAACAGCAAGCCTCTTATTATAGCATTCAGTTTGTCCTCAAAAGTCATATTAATATCAGGGATTAATATAGGAATTGTTAATACATTCAAATTATCTAGCCAAAACATTATTTTTTGTTCTTATCTTATCCTAATACTTATATTATTTTTATTCTTCGCCAGTCTCCCTTCGTTTAGCAAGTTTAGTCTTCAGTTTATTAACAGCCGCCAGTTTCTTTAGAGCAGGTCTATTAACAGTCTGTCTAGAGCCGCCGCTACCGCCTCCGCCTCCGCCCTTCTGGTTATTCATATTACCCATCATATTCTTAAACATATCCATTCCTTCCTTGTTATTCATCATAGATGACATCATATTCATCATAGAAGCCATATCGGGCTGTCCGCCGCTACCGCCCTTCGCACCGTTAGCACCGTTAGAGGCACCAGCAGCACCACCGCCAGCACCAGCGTTGCCGAATAAACCACCAGGCATCGCCGACGCAAACTTAATAGCGTCTTGTAGGAGGTTCTCTTGCTTCAATTCGCCTGTGGATATCTTATTAGCCATCTTTCGGCTAACATTAGAGATGAGTTCGCTAAATCCGCTGTCAGGGTCGCCAATAGCCTTCAGGATATCCCCATTCTCACCAATTGATTTCTGGAGTTTCTCAACATCCACATCCTCCATAATCTCCTTAGCCAATTTGCCTAGCATAGTTCCTTCCATCTGCGACATATCAATACCACCGACGCCACCTGTGCCCGCACTAGCGCCTCCGCTAGCGTCCTTCTCATCCTTAGCCTTCTTCGTTTTCAACTCATTTAATCTCTCAACGAGTTTCTTGTGCTCCTCTTTGGTGATACTATCAGTCCCTACCTCATTCTTGGTATCTTGTAGAACAGATAGATACATCTTAACATCATCGTCGCTCAATTCATTAAGGAACAGATAGAATACCGAGAAAAAGTGATGACATAGATAGTCGTCTTTCACCAGTTTTCTAATAGACGAAACAGAGATATTCTTGTATATACAGACATCCTTCACATCGTCTGCTAGGAACCAGTCATTCACCGCATCAACATCATCAATATTAATATAGGAAGTCCAGAAATCTTCAGGGATTGATTTAAGATATATGATGTATTCGTCTGACGACTTATCCAGCGTTATATAGTTGTCCTTGATGGCTTTTAGTGTGCTCTTGCCGAATGCGTGGTCGTCGCTATCATCACTCTCACGCATATTCTTAGCGGATGTCTTGATACGCTTTATTAGGTCAATATAATATTGATTAAATATAAATTGATTAGACATTTTATTTTTAATACTGTTATAAAAATATATTATGATAATTCCTTATATATGTTTAGCCTAGAATTGAGCGTCTCTTAGTTTCTTTAATTCTTCTAGAGACTGAGTATTTCTGTCGCTCTTTGTCCCTCCTGAGGCACTAGTATCATCACCACTAATAGGCGTCGCTATATTCTTGATACCGTCAGTAATATTATTGTCATTTGTTATAAAGTCCCAGTTATAATTCTTATCATTTAATTCTTTGCTCTCATCTTCTATTATAGAGAAGTTGTCTGAGAACGAGGCAGTATTTAAAGTGAAAGCCATAGGTTCGCTATGGCTGCTATCTGCTGCTCCGCTTCCTCCACTTATACTACCAGCGCCTACTGTGCCGTTTCCAGTATTTGCTAAGGGTATCATATCATTTTCGCCAGATACCGCTTTGTCTAGACGGGTGCTCTGTGTGCTACAAAGGATACCTCTTCCAGGTAATAGCAGGTGATCGAACACGGATTTCCCGAATAATAATTCTTTGCTAGGCAGTATCATAAAAGCCGGCACCGAATGTATCTTGCTTTCTATATTAATATTTTTATTTCGCAAGTCGTCTATAGAGACCAGTTTAATAACCTTCTCCTTGTCATATCTTTTAATATGCTCTAATAACATCTTGCAGTGATTACAATAAACACTATAAAATAATATCATTTATACATATATTTATAAAAATAAATTTCCCTTATATACTAATATAAAAGGATTGCGTGAGGGTGGGTGTATAAGGGATGTGTTAGGAGACAGTTAGGGAAGATGATAGAATGTGTCTATTATTGTTTTTAGAGGGTGCTTAGGAGAGGTTAGAGAGAATATAAAATAGTTTCTAAGTTTATGTTAAGTAATAATTATAGGTATCTTCTATAACATAACCTAGTATCCTCTTGTATATAATGCGGGTCAGCGAAGCGCGCATACTATATAAGGAAATATGCGAAGCATAAATACTCTTAATATATAATGCGAGATATCGCATACTATAT